TGCCCCCAGTTGGTTTGTTTTTGGTTACTATTACCAGCAGCACACACAAATATTACTCCGCTGTCGATAAGTTCGTCTAATGCAGTTGTAAGTGAGTTGGTTTTCATTTCACTTTTCCAGCGACCGCTATCCCCTTGTGATCCCATGTGCGAGATAAATGTAGGTTCTGCACCTGTTCCTGCATATGTTACAGGTGAATCTTCTCTAAAATGATACCATCCTGGGTTATCACCTTTGCTTGCACGATAACCCCAACTATTTGAGCTCACCGTTGGATCCTGCGTACCATATTTTCTATTCACAGGTTTTGTATTATGAAATATTTTTTGAATGTCAAATCCACGCTCGATATCTGAGCCATATGTACCATACAAGTTTAAAACCCATTTGTTAGCATTGTATGCCCAACCTTGTGTTCTACCGTATGTAAGCGCCATACAGGGCGTGCAGTGCTGTCCTACAGCGCTCTGTGCTGTGTTACTACCATTACAATTACTTCTTGTGTAACTAGTTGTTATACTACTTGTATAACCAGCACCTGGATGTTTTGCTTTAAAGGCACTGCTCCTATAAAGTGAACTAGACCACCAGTTACGTGAATGAGTTTCTACAGGTACTATTGTTCCGTCCCAGCGTGTAGTGAGTCTATTATCAGGATCTGCATTAAAGTAATCCGGATCTAAATAATAAGGCGCATCAAGAACTAAATCTAAAACATCGCATGTACCTTCACCAGGCAAGAGATTGCCACCTGTGTATCCATCTGGTTTAGGTGCCTCACAATTGTTTTGAAACTCTGGATGACCTATCCATCCTGCTCCGTCATCTGCAACAATAACATCGACATCTATACCGTCGCCTAATTGTGTAATATTTTCAAACTTTACGGTATCATCTGCAACGCCATCATTTATCCAAGGATCTACTTCATACATTCCTCTTAGTATTTGATAACCAGTTCTGTTCCAATCTGCCGAAGTTGGAGTTGATGGTAGAGTGTTACTATCTTCAAATTCTTTGTAAACTTTTACATTTCCGCCCCATCTGTTTAATAGTGATGGACTTACTGATGCATGTAGTTCGTCTGGCGGCGGTGCGTATGTTTCAGGATATGATAAGTAATCTATGTTTATAAACAATACCCTAGGATCGTTTTTAAGTGCTGTTGCTTCATCTTCTGTTAAAAGAAAACATCCTCTTGTTGGACTATGTTCTTTTTCGTCTGAGCAACTGCAAACCCTATCTGGTACATTTGCTATGTCCGTAGAGCTTGTAAGCTCGTTGTGTAGTGCGGTATACTGCTCTGCTGTATAAGTACCTAACGAGTAATGTGATTCGGTCATTTATGCCCCCTTAGTGTAAGTCTACCCAAACGCCGTTTGCATATCCTTGAAATTTACCTGCTGTTGTGTTGTAAATTACATCGCCATTTTCTGCTGAAATGTTTCCTCTGTCGCTTGTTGTGTAACTAGCCATTTTCAAAGGACTTGACGATACTTCAACTCTTGTTCCTGCTGCAAGAATGATATCCGTGTCAGATGCTATCTCAGGTGTACCGCTTGCATTGGTAATAATATTTTCTACTTCTATTGTATTTGCAATAATTTTATTAGTTACTACTAAATCGTTTTCTACGTTAATGTCGCTACTAAATCTTACTGCTGGTGTAAATGTAATTTCACTAGAATCTGAAGTATCAAGTACGCTTGCTGTAAATGTAAGTGACCCTAAATCTGCAGGTTGTATAGCAGTATCTGCTAAAGCACCTTGAGCTGAGGTTGCTGCATCTGTTATTCCATAACCTGCAAGAGTAGTAGGTGTTCCTGTTAAACTACCAAACGCACCATCAAATGCATCTGTAATTCCATAACCTGCTATAGTTGTTGGTTTGCCAGTTAATGAACTAAATGCACCATCAAATCCTGTGATAGTAATGTTGCCTTCTGTGTCACTAGCAGTTGAAATACCTGCACCACCTAAAATTAAGAAACTTTCACCTTCTTCAATTAGTCTAAGTACACTATCATCTGCACCAATTCCAATATTTGTAAATGCACTACCGCCAGCACCGCCGCCGCCTGAATTATCAGCAGCGTTAGTCCATTCACTACCGTTCCATTTTAAAACTTGACCTGCTTGTGGAGAAGTTACATTAAAAGCACCTATGTTTGTATTTGCAATGTTTATTGAACCACTTACAGAATCTACAAGTATTGTGCTATCGTCTGCTGCAACACTACCTTTTAAATCACCTAATATACCTGATGTTGCAATAATTGAACCATTTACTTCTAGTTCAGCATTAGGAGCAAAAGTACCGATACCTACTTGTCCATCTAAAATTGCTACTGAATTTGCTGGTGAATAAGTATTACCTTTGTTTATGATGTATGCATTTGAATTAACAAAAGTGGTCCATTCTCTTTGGAAACCAATATCATCATCACGTACTATAACTTCTTGATAAAGTAAATCGCTGTCGCCTATATTTCCGCCAACTAATTTTCTTACAAATGTTGTATCGACACGTTTGTTATTATTACCTATAACTTGTATGTCTACATAAGGATCACTACCTGTTGTTGGATAATTAATTTTAAATGCGCCTTCTTGTAAATCAATGGCGTTATTTAAAAATGCACCTTTTACTAATTGTCCTACGCCGTCAATCAATAGAGTTGAATCGTCTGCAAAAACACTACCTGTTATATCTCCATCAAAAGCACCTGTGGCATTTATTTCACCTGTGAAAAAACCAGTATGGTTACCTGCTGCATTACCTGTTAAGTTACCTGTTACATTACCTGACACATTGCCTGTTACAGCGCCTGTTAAGTCGCCGACTATGTTATTAGCATAAACATTACCTACTGCTGTGATATCACCTGTAATATCAATATCACCTGTACCATTAATTTCAAAGCCTGCTAAAGATAAATTACCACCTAGTTCTGGAGTTGTGTCGCTTGAAACATCTGTTATTCCACCGCCCCCGCTTGATGATACTTCAACACCACCTACGGTAGTACCGTCACCAATCCATAAGGGTGAAACGCTTGCTGTATCATAATCTGTAACGTAAATAAGTTCACCTTGCTCTGGGGTGAAATCAAGTCTTTGTAAATTGGTTCCGCGTCTTAATCGCAATGCCATTTATTCTCTCCTAGGTAATGTTTTATATATTTATCACTTTATGATAAAACATTAAAACTTGTCGAGACAGAATACCAAGTGTACACGAGTATATTTACTAGCGTTTAATGCTGTATGTGGAAGTGTTGTATCTACTACATAAGTATTTCCAAAAGGTAGTCTTATTACATTGTCATTAACAATCATCATGCAATTTTCATTGGTGTATATTGGAATATGTAATCTTGGACTTGGATCTGTGTGATATGTTAGACAAGTTTTATGTAAACTTTTTAAAAAACGTCCTCTATATAATTGATAACCGTATTTTAATTTTATTTTTTCAATTATATCTTCAAAGTATGAACCAACAAAATAGTCACAAGTTTCAGTAATATCCGTTTCGTCGATTCTGTCTTCTCTTAACGGTACTTCACCGTTGCCATCGTATTTGGTCCAATCAAAAAATAAACTTCCGCAACTTTCATACAATTGATCTGTTGCGGAAGTTTCTTTTCTACATTGTATTGCTATTTGTTTTAAATGATTAGCTTCATTTAGAAGTCTATCAACTTCTAGCTTTTTGTATTCTTGGGTAATTAAGCCGTAATCAATATCTATATCTAAAGTTTTTAACATCATTTATTTAATTTTAAAAAACGTTTTGTTCGACGACCAATGTCTTTTTTTAGTGCTTCAGTGTTAAGTCTAAAATCTACATCGGTTATTTTTTGTTCAAATTCTTGAAAAAAATCGTCCAATGTCTTTTCAATATCTACCGACTCTTTTTTAGATTGCTTAATATCAATTTCCCAAATCTTGCCATCTTCAAATTTAACAATAATACATTTAATATATTCTAAAGGGAGGTAATCCATAGTTACGGAGTTAAATATTTCCTCCCAATATTCGTCGGTTTGTTCAGGTTTCAGCTGATTCGACACTCTTTTTTGTTACCTTCTTTTTTGTGGGAACAAGAGATTCAGCTTGTTCTCTCAACGCTTTTGCTTCTTTAAATAAAGCATCTGCTTGCGATCTGTATTGTGCTGCTAGTTCTTCATTTGTCAAAACTCCATCTGTTGTGGAAGTTGGTTCAGTATAAAGTTCTTGCGGATTAACAGGTGCTTCGGTAACATTTTCAGGAGGTTGAGTAGTTTCTCCTGTTGGTCCTTTAAGTGCTAAATCGGCAACGGTTACACCTTTTTGTTCTGCAATAGTCTTGTTAAGTTCGTCAAGACTAATAATAGTATTATTATTAGGTACCATTTCGATAACGTTTGTTGGTAATTTGTTTAATTTACCAGTTGTATGAAATCCTGCTAACATATTGCGGCCATCAGGCAAGTATGATCTTGACATTGCTTCGCCAAATTCATATGCCTCTTGTCCTGCTGCTGATTCCACTACACGAATAAGAGCATCGTGCTCGTCTGCAGATAAATTTTCAGTTTGTACAACTAGGCAGTGATCAGGATCACCTGGAACTACTCTATATGCTACTACAACTTTTCGGCGGTTATTTTTTACCCTACCTACATGTTTTAATGCCATTTTATGCTCCTTCTGCAGCCTCTGTAGCTGGCTCTGGGGTTTCTGGCGGTTGTGCCGCCGCTGCTGCTGCACCTTCTTGTGCTGCTTTTGCTTGTGCTTCAACTTCTTTTAAGAAAGCATCAAGTTTATTATATAATGCTCCAACACTTGCAAGTTCATTTGCTTTAAATGTGCCGCGTTCAGTAGCAAGCTCAATTACTGCTCTTGCCAAAACCAAATCTTGAATGTTTAGTTCGTTTGGATTAGATTGTGTTTGTTCAGCCATATTTTAATTAACTCCTATATTATATATATACTGATTTTTTTAATTATATTTCAAATGTGGACAAGCCAACATAAAGAAACTTAATTCTTTAGGATTCTCAAATCCTATTGTGTAGATGCCTTCAATTCCATTGTTACCATCTAGTTTTATATTTTTGCCTAAGTAGTATCTACCACTTAAATGGTCATTAATCCACTGACAAATAACTTTTTCTAAGTTGTAAACTCTTTTAATACTATGAGTTGAAAAATGAGGCGGACAAAAATCTACCCGCCTTTTTTCAAGTATGTCTAGAACATTTAGTTTCACGCAGCTTCCTCATAATGTGCAGTGATACCAAAAGGTCCTTCTAAATTTTTATTGTGGTTACTATGAATAATAAAAATAGTATCGCAATAATCTGGGTCACCCCAACTATCCCAAGCATAGCCGTCTGTAAACATAATGAACTTTTTAGGCTGGATGTCATTTTCTTTCATATATTCCCAATTAACCATAAAGTCGGTACCACCGCCGCCTAAAATTTCATAATCTGTTAGTTCATCACCACCATCTGCACTAAAGTCTTGTTCATTGTAAACTTTAGTATCAAAACACCAGATTTTAATTTTGTAGTCTTTGAACTCGTCCATAATACCTTTGACTTCTCCTAAAAAGTCTTGTGCTTGTGGATCGCCAATTGAACCACTCATATCTAAACTAATACAAATATCAATAGTTTCTTGAAAGTTCATACCTGGCAGAATAGCACCAGTATGCCAGCTTTTGCGGTTAGGACGTTGGAATGTAAAATCGTTACGGATAGTGCTTTGAATTTGTGAACGTATAAGCTCACGCCAATTCATTTTAGGTTCTGTTAGCTCTTTAATCATGCGCTGAATTTCGCCTGGAACATTGCCAGCACCTGCAGATTGAGCTGCTTGAAGCATACTATCTTTTATTTCGTCTCTAATTTTACGAAGTTCGTCTTTACTATATTTAGAAGGACCTTTTCCGTCGTCCTCTCCTTTATCTTCCCAATCAATATGTTCATCCAACAATTCGCCTAGTGCTTCTAGCTGTTGTTCGTCATATTTCTCGTACAATTTATCATAAATTTCTTCTGATGTATCTGCATCATATTGAAAGTCTTGAAAACAATCAACAAGTTTGGGTTTTGTTCCAATGCGATCACGTACTAGCAGATTGTTGACTTTATAATCAGCTGAAATATTATACAAATGCGGATCTCTGTCTTCACGACGGTCTAAGTGTCCGTAAACACAATGCAGAATTTCATGTGCAATAACAAACTCAATTTCTTTATTGTCCATTGCATTAAAGAACTGAGTGTTAAAATAAAGATTGCGTCCGTCTACTGCGGCAGTAGGACACCATTCATCTGCTGCAATAATACGCAAACGAGTTGCCATATTACCAAAAAACGGATGACGAAGTAACAAACCTACTCGTGCAATGATAATACGATCAAGTACTTCTTCACGCATTGTAGCAAGTTCATTTTCTGTAATATCTGGATTAGGTTGCCAATTTTTCTTTGGCTTACTAGACGTTTGTTTTACAGACATGTTATCCTCATTTGTTGTTTCAGTATTAATATAACATATTTAAACAATATGTCAACCTTTTCAAAAAAAAATGGGCAGTCGAAACTGCCCATTATGCACCTTATGCAGCCTGTGCAGCCTTGATATACTTTCCATATCTATCATGGAATTCGTCGAAGCATTCTACTTCGTCTGGATCAATAGGTAATGCATATTGTGTTAGTGCAAGTTTGATTCCCATTACAACAAGTTCAGTGTCAAAATTATCCATCGCAAAACGAAGGAAATTATTTACTTTTTTGTCAAATTTGGAATCATTTCTATCTGATGATTCTTTAAGTTCGTAGCAGAGTGAAACGGTTAAGGAATACATAGCACTGATTTCTTTAGTTTTCAACTCTTTTACTTTACCAGATAGAATATCTGTTGGGTTAGGCATGCTAGATGCAATTTTACGGTGAGCCATAAACTTGACACCTGTACCTTCGCCAACTGAACCTGAAACAAGATCTGTTGTAGTTGATTCGTCTAATTCATCATCTAGCAATTCACTTACAAATGCCCAACTACGTGGAGTTGCAAATGAACGGCTTGGAGAACGAGGATCAAAATCATACAAGTCTTTTTTAGCAAAAGTAATGTAGCCAACAACGTCTTTATGCTGATTGTTATCAACAGCCCATTGGAACCAATCATCGAAGCTAACTTCCATTTCAATGTGTACAAAACGGTTTGCTAACGGAGCAGGCATACGATATGTAACGCCTTTGTCTGATTCGCGGTTACCCGCAGCAACAATGATAACATTGTCTGGCAGTTTATATTGTCCTACACGACGATTCAAAATTAACTGATATGCTGCCGCTTGTACAGCAGGAGCAGCTGAGTTCATTTCGTCAAAGAAAACAACAATATTGTCGTATTGTGCAGCAAATTCTTCGTCTGGCAGTTCACTAGGAGACCCCCAAACCATTTTACCCAGGTTAGCATCAAAATATGGAATGCCTTTAATATCAGTTGGCTCCCAAAGAGATAGTCGAATATCGATCAAATGTGAGTTAGGCAAACTATCTGTAATTTGAGCAATAATATCAGACTTACCAATACCAGGAGGACCCCATAAAAAGATTGGACGTTTTTTACTCATTGCATGTTTAATTGCAATTTTCGCTTTGTTTGGACTTAGAGTACGTGTTACTTCCATTTTTGTATTCCTTTTCTAATCAGTGCTATATCTTATATTAGCAACAATTTGTAAGTTAGTCAACCTCTTTATAAAGTTTACGGATTTTAGCACGGTCGCTGTAACCGATGCCTTGTTTCCAAAGAAAGTAGTCAAAATACTGATCACAATCAATATCGTCGTCTTCTGCGTCTGCAAGAAACTCTACTGCCTTTTTCCAGTTACAATCGCAGAACTTCATAGTTGCTGCAACTTGCTTGCGGAACTCTACCAGTGCAGCAGCTTCAGCAGCCGCTTGCTCTTTCATAGAGCGATCCATCTCCTCGCAAAGCATGTCCCAGCACTCTTGCTTCTCAGCAGGTGTGTACTCTGCCCAGTCGTCAAAGAAACGCTGTGTAGGACGGAACCCATATGCATCTTTGTGTAGATCTGAAATAATGTTATCTTCATAAGTGTAAGACATTTTGTAACCCTCTTTGTCTTGTTGCCCTATATATATAATATAATATATGTTTTATCGATTGTCAACCTTTTTTTAAAACTTTTTTCCCATACCGGGCCAGCCTTCTAATAAGCCTGTATCTTCCCATTTACGACCAGATTCTTGCATATTTAATTCAGGGTACTTTCCTTCTTTTGCGACATACTCATCAACAAAGTTTTTCTCAATTGCATGAAAATCAACAGGAATAGTTTGCATTTCTGTACCTGTCATTGTGGGTACTGGAACCGTAACAACGTCTGCCCATACACAATAAATTTCAACACACTTACCTTGATTTATTTTTTGTGTGAGATAATTCCATACAGCATATGTTCTTGCACTCATACCAAATGCATAACCACCACAATAGGCATCAAACGTTGATTTAATACCACCTTTTGCTTGTGATCCACCTAGCTTGTGTATTTCCCCATCAACTACAATAGCGTATACTCTGCCTCGATTGTCTTTAAGAAGTTCTTTTGAAATGTTTGCATCAGGAATTAAAGCAAGTTTTTTATCATGCCCTTCTCTACGTACAAGTTGACCTACTTTAGTCATTGTAGTTATATAATCGATTTGCATAGTGATGCCCTTTTTGTTACCCTATAAAATTATATTAACGTGAAATAATTTATTTGTCAACCTTTGATCTTGACATTGCTTTTGTTAATCCATATTTGCGCAAATCTCCACTAAACAAACCAAGTTCAACTGCTTTACGTTCGTTTGTAACCGTAATACTTCTATTTGTTAGGTAATATGGACAATCAATAAATTGATCTAAAAAAATAATTACTTGTGTAGTTAATGGCATTTCTCTAGGATATGGTATATCATAAGTTGCTAATCCTATTTTTTGCACTACATCAAAGCCTTCTTGTGTAAGTCTAAGTCCACCCACTTTTTTGTCTCTAGTATTATACCACCATAAAGGCATCATTGCTTTTACATTTTGTTCGTTAGTGCTTTGTCCTAATTCACGTAAAAACAACTTTGTAAAAACTAGTTTGTTTGACATTAGATTTTTTCACCAGAAGTTAGTTTATAAACACTAAAATCTTCTGTTTTAAACATGCTATTAAGTTTTTTTGCAAGATTATGTGCATGTCCAGGATTAGAAAAACTTGTTTTCTTATACTTAGGACCAGGATAGTTTGTTAAAGAATTTGAGCTTTTTAGATTAAAAGGTTTATCTTGGTAGAAAACTGCCCAAATTGCTTCAGCATCTAAAACTTGCTCACATTTGTAAGTTGCAGGGTTAGTATATTCTAATTTAATAGTAGGCTTTGGTCTGCTCATATGCGTATCCTTTAATATAAACTACGCATATATTTATCTCTTTTTAGTTAACAGGGAGTTTATTTCCACTCCCCAGAGTCCATACTAATTTCTATTATTTGATCTTGATTAAGTTTTTCTATTTGTTCTGATATAATTTTTTCTAAATCACCATTTAATCTTGCCATTACCTCTCCTAAAGTAAAGGCAAGATTTTTAGCTTGTACAATATCTAACTTAACTTCTCTAGCTCTGCTTGCTTCTGCTTGCTTGACCTGCTGAAAAAATTGCTGAATACTGCTAGTATTAATTGGATCGGTTGGCATTAGCTAATGCTACTTTCATTTCTAATTCAGTTTTAAAAGGACCCATAAAGTCATTACGTTCGATAGTAATTAATTTAGGACAAAAACTTTTCAGCCAGTTTACATTAAACTTTACTAGATAATAACCGGCACAATATACCGACTTAGATTTTTCACTTTTAGTAAAAAGAGGTAGTTTTCTTTGAATGTCAAACATACTATTATATGGAATACTTCTAGTAGGATACCCGTGAACTTCTTTTTCTTGTTTTGAGTTGGTATTTGTAATGTTAGCAATTAGGAAATTTTTACCAAATTGTTTTTTTAATTGGTGTTCTGATTTGTAAACATCTACTTTACCTTTGCTAGAAATAACAAAGCCGTCGTCCTCTTTACTAAGTGTACCAATTCGCACACCTTCTTCTTCAACAATCCAAAATTTATTTGCTAAAACTGGTTTTGCTTTTATTGTCATTCATACCTCGCTTGTAATGGTTCTGCATATTGTGCAGCATTATCTGCAATACGCTGAAGATCCCAACGGGCACAAAACTTCATTAGTCTCATACCAACTTGTGATACATTCTTGCTATCTGCTGATTGGATAGTGTTATTTATTTCTTGTCTAATGTGTTCGGGCTGTGCAGTCAAGTCACACAAGGTAACATTGCGTGTATAATCATCCAGCACACGATGTTCTACACCTTTGTGATCTACCCAACGCTGTAGCATCATATTGTTCCAGTTATAACCTTTTGTTTGTTTATCTGCAAATGCTTCTTGCAATCCTACTTTGTTCTTTGTGCCTTTTTTACGAACACCAGGATATGCACTAAACACATTGTCACTAGTGTCACCACGCATACACTTCTCAAACAACATAAATGCTGGATTAGGTGCTTCTTTAGGTTCTTTAGTTTTCTTATCTAATACAGGTGAACCTTTGTCATCAAAGTAACCTTCATGTGTAATAGTAGTATTACTAACACCGTTGTATTGACGTACATTGGGTGCAATTAATTGTGCAAAGTCGCCATCTGTACTAATAATAACATGGTCATCGTTAGGATGATTTTGTATCCAACCTGCAATCAAATCATCTGCTTCTAGTACAGGATTATGCAAAACGGTGCAGTTAGTCTTGTCTGTAACAAACTCTTTAAACTCATCAAAGATTTCCCAAAACACTTTATCTTCTTCTGCTTCACGTGGAGTAAGTGCATCACGTGCTTCTTTGCGATTGCGCTTGTAAGGCTCATAAAAGTCCTTACGCCAACTGCGTCCTTCTAAGCAGAAAACAACGTGCGAACCGTTGAAGTCCTGCCATGCTTTCTTAATGCTGTTAAGGGTGATGTGCATTGCCATGCCAACTTTAGTATCAATGTCTCCACGTACAACGTGTCGAGCACGGAAAAATGTGTTAGCAGTGTCAATAAGAATGTATGTCATTAGAATGCCTCTTTGTAGCCTAGTTCAATAGCATTATAGTATACAACAGAGCCTTCGTCAAGAGATAATTTTTGTGTAAGATATTTGTAAGTGTCTTTGTAAAAGTCAATTTCAACCAACTCCTTGCGGCGTCTTACACTAAACGCCATACTATGATTGCCCTTTATCAGAATCATATTTTTTGCAACTTTCATGATACCTCGCTTTTGCCTTTGTCTATTGGTACTACATTAATATAACCGGCTCCGCGACTTGTGTCAAGTCCTTCTTCTTGCAACATGTTAAAAATAATATCTTTGAACCAACGGTCGACAATTTGTTCTTCTTCGTCACCTTCACTACCATATCCTGCTGCTAGTAGTTCTTGGATAAAGTATTTGTTCCAATCTAACTCAAAAAAACCGTTGCGAATATTTTCTTCATTTACTTGCATGTCTAGCACATTTACCCAAGGCTCTTTGCGTTTTGTAGCAGCAGCCTTAGGATCAGTTTTATCTAGTACTGCTAGTTCTTTGGCTTCTAGTTCTTTTTCTCGTGCTTCAATGCCAGTTACACGTTTTAACCATTGTTTCATATTTTTTCCTTTATTTCTTTATACACTTGATTAGCAAATATACTATGTGCTTCAATACCCGGATGATGGTCATATTTTGCTGGTGGATTTGCATGTCTTAGTTCTGCCATGTTTGTATGGAGCATATCAACATCAAACCATTTATATGTATTTTTATACATAATATCTGCATATAAATGAAAGTTTTTAATTTTTTTATTGTTTAGATACATATTTACATAATGTATTCTGTTATGTAGATCCATAGACATATCTGTGTCATTGTGCAAAAATTTAAAAAACATTTTACTTTTTATGTCACTATCCCATGCATTAATTTGATTTGTAAAATCACCGTCAAAAACACACCATCTGTCTTTATGACTCCATAAAATTACCACTACATCGTTACTTACAAAATTGTATTCTTGAACTAACTTTTGTATTTGTTTGTTACTAGCACCAGCAGCAGCTTTATTTTCTAAAGTGCATCCTAATAAAGTAGAAAGTACATTTGGCCACGCAAATTTACTAGGATGCTCAGGTCGAATGCCTACATCCTCTAAACCGCTTCCTAAAGTAAGACTGCAACCAAATGTAATTAATCTCAAAGTTGTTTCCTTATGCGTTCGTATTCTTCTTCGCTTTTTATGCCTTTTGGAATACTATCTAGGTTTTCTTTAAGTGCCCCAGGCATTTCCGAATAGGCTAATGTGGAGTCTTGGCGAGAACCTCCACCCTCGTTCCATACAGAGGTTCGCCACCTCTTGTACGTTGAGAGTGTATTCTTCCGACCTACCCCCAAGCGGCATGAGATATACAGGAACATCCACGCCCGCTTTACGATAGGTATCAACTGCTCTACCAACTTCGTCAACATCACTCTGATCAGCAACAACAAACTTAAAATACATATTGCTGCCATCAACAAGGGAATACTCACGAGCAACATCAGGCTTAATAGCATCATCCCAAGACTCGCCCGATACGGATAGTTTGGGAGAACAGCTAAAAGTGAGCTGAATTCTTTCGTGACCATTGAGATAGTTGTAGAAGTCATCGTGTAGATGCTGTGTAGTGTTGGTTTCGATTGTGACATTTTTTAGATCCTGCATACCTGGGTGTTCAAACAGCTCGACATACAACCGTTGCCAAGCAAGTAATGGCTCGCCGCCTGTAAGGATAAGATGAACATCTTGTCCATTATCCATAGTCCATTTGCCTTCCGGCAACAAACTCAACAAGTGTTCTACAACTTCATCTACGCTTTTAAGCATATTGAAGTGTTTAAATTCTGGATAGATACTTGCATATGTATCGCAGCCTGTATGCACAATAGGCAAATCATTAAACTCTTTTGTAGTTTCATGAACACCGTCATCTAGCAGTTGTTTTACTTCTGCGTTGTAGCGTTGACCTTTTGCGTGTTGCTCCCAACGACTGCCAACACTTTTATCCACACCAAAATTCATACAACGAAAGTTACAACCAAAGGTGCGTAGGAATACACTAGGTACTCCTACAAATTTGCCTTCGCCTTGCACACTATAAAATGCTTCACTATATCTTAGTTTCATCGCGGTGCAAACTCCTGTTGTAATTTAATGTTATCAAAAAATTCTTTCTTTGTACCAGGATCAGTTTTAAACGCACCTTTTAGTACACTTGTTTGTGTTAAACTACTATGTGCCATAATGCCTCTATTTTCACAGCAACCGTGTGTTGCTTGAATATAAACACCACAATCTTTAGCACCTGTAACTTTCATTATTTCTTTACAGATATCCATTGCAAGTTCTTCTTGTAGTGTGCCACGTCTAGCACACCATTGTGCAATACGTGTATACTTGCTTAATCCAATAAGTTTATCAGCAGCAAGAATACCAATATATGCTACACCTGTAACTGGTTGATGGTGATGCGAACAAACACTTTTAAGTTCGCTACGCACAACAAGCATACCATCATACGCATCATCTGTATGATTAGGAAATGCAGTTGCATTAGGCTGCGGATAATACCTTCCACGCATCAATTCATGAATATACATCTTCGCCAAACGATTTGCAGTATCCATGCTGTTTGGATCGTTTTCTGTATCAATAATAAGTGTATCTAGTACATCTTGGAACTTGTATTTTAATTCGTTTTGAATCTCTTGTAATTCAAATTCACTAATATGTTCACTAATATTGTCATTTGCATAAAAACGAACACCGTTTTTTTGTAGTCTTTCACGTACTACTTGACTAATCTTTACAGGCTCAACATTGTCAGTATTAAGTCCTTTTACTTCTTCTGTCATTTTATTCTCCGAGTTATAGACGAGGATGTCTATTGTTTATAGTAACATTATTTAGATTATTTGTCAATAGGTTAACTATGGTTTTTAACCCTCAAAATATTTTCTCAGCATTTCGATACGATCTTCTGCCGCTGCCATTTTATCAAGTTCTTCTTGAATTGCTTCGACGATATCGCTGTGTTCGCCAATACCTACACTTTGGTTCATGTAAACCATAATATTTGTTTTTGCTCTTTCGAGCTCACCTTCGGCGTGCATACGTGCTGCTTTTACTAGTTGTTCTTTCATTCCTTTTTCTCCTTTAGTGCTTGTCTTTTTTCATATTCGGCTTTTTTCTCAAGGTATTGCTCCTCTGTTAAACTATGCCAACCTACACAACGTCCTGTTGGCGATCTTCCACATGTACAACTCATGTTATCTCCTTAATCATATTCCCATGGAAACACAATCCATGTATCTTCTTCACCTGTATCTATGGTTTGCCATACATAGTCAACCCCATCAAACTCGGTATGTGTTTTTTCACACATTACAGCAAAGCGAACATTTTGATTCCAAATGGTATCCCAGTTTGGACTATCTGGTAAACAACCTGCTTGCCAATCTTCTTTAATCCATTTAAATGTAGCACCAGTATCGTTGATATCATCTACAATTAAAATTTTCTTTTTCTTAGCAGTATCGCTAGTAGATTTACTCCAAACATCATCTCTATCAATTTGAGATACATACCCAAACGCATCTTCTGCCATCCAGCAGTTAGATTCAGGTCCAGTTTCTCCTTTGTTATCACGTAACCGTACATCTAGCGCATAATGGTCGCAGTCTAATAAATGGCTTAACACAACACTGATAGGCAGACCGCCTCTGTTGAGTCCTACAATATAATCTGGTTTGAATCCAGTTTTGTACATTTCCAGTGCTAGTTTGTGAGCACATTTATGTACATCGTCCCAAGTATAATGTTTGCGTTTCATTTTTTCCATTCATCCATTTCTGTTTTAATTTCGGTTATTTTTTCATTTGCAATACCGGCGGCCATTGATTGCACTTGCTCTAGTATATCTTTTACTTGTGCATAGTTGTATGTTTCTTCAACTTGTTCGCTGTATTGATTACGCAATCTATGTGCTTGAATACACATATCTTTCATTGCATTTATACGTTCAATCCATTGTTCTATACTATGTTGCAAAATAATCCTCCAAACTGCCTTTGCGCTTAGTGTCTAGTGTAGCACAATGAAACCCTCCGCTCATGCTACGTGCTTGACGCATTGGAAGGCCTATTGTATCAATACCATGTTTGCCTAGTATACGTCTAAGTGCTTCTTGCTTTTCATCAACAATAACAAGTTCTGGATTAACACTCAAAAAGTTTAATCCAATATAAGGTGAGCAAGGAGCAACACCTGTGTTTGCTGGCGGAACGTGTAGATCTTCTTCACCTACCCAAATCTTGTCCCAGTCTTTAAAAATAGGTGGATACCAATCCTCGCTTAGGCGTCCTGCATTAAACAACACTAGTCCAGGCCGCAGTGGCAATACGGTGCTATCAAAGTGTGCAAAACTATAATATTTTTCTGCTACGTGGATACGATAGCCTTTTGGCTCTAAAATAGTACGTAACCATTCAAAACCAAGTTGGTTGCCACTATTGCTAACTTGGCAGAGAAGATCCCTACCAAGACGAACGATATTAGGAGCATCAAAAATAATTTCTTTGTTAACAAGGGTTGCTTCACTACGGTCCTCCAATTGATAGTTATCATCAGTTAAAATAGGTTTAGGCGCACAAATCCATTGTGTACCTTCTTTCATCCATTCATATAAATGGTCATAGTATGCTCTAGTTTCAAAATATCTTGCTCGCATTGGGCTAGGACATTCTACAATCATATTGTCTAAAGGCAACAACAAATCTCTTGGACAGAAAGTATACCATCCTGTAGTAGTCCATTCTGGTGTGCTAAACTTTTGGTTATGATCGATGCTTTTTGGACGTCTAGTTTTAACACCTAAATCTTTTAAGCACTTTTCTAACCCATCTAAATCTTCGTTTGCTTCATCGACAATCCATTGTTCAATAGGTTGCCCGTTAAAGTGTTTGATATCTTCATATTGTTCACCACCATATATAAAACTATGTGTACTAATATTCATAGTAGGATGCACACAATTGTCTGCTGTGCCGATAATAATCTCTTCTAATGGATCCCAATCGTTATTACTTTGTACCGGCAATATCTAATCCTTTAATATATTGTTTATGAAAACTCAGTCTATTTGTACGTCCGCCTCTGTTGTATTGCGGAAACTTATTATTGTAATCAATACCAAATAGCACGGTTTTACTAATACTAACTCCTATAGTATTACAGAAATCTGCTTGTTTGTCAATATATTTGTTTGGTATGTAATCGGGTGAAAAGTTGTCAAAATATTCTAAACCAAGTAATGCACCTATTTTGTTATTGTAGTTTATTTTGTGATACACAAACATTGTATCGTCGTCATCTACTTTAGTATATCGCATACCTATACGGGCGTAAGCAACTGGAAATGTTTTGCTCAAACTAAACGTAACGTCTGTAATACAAGGATACGCTAAGTCTATGTGTATATGCCTACAAGCACCGTAATATGCACAATCTACTAATACTGGTATTCCTAGTTCACTACATTCACGCATTAGATCGTGATACTTGTCGTGTTTGTCACCTGTATCCGCAAATGGTAAACTAATAACTACTGCATCTGCATTGTGAAGCGGTTCGTCTTCAATATATGCCCAAACAAACTTGTCTCTCCACGCTAATCTATGATACATATATTCGCCTTTATAGCATCGGAATCTACGTTTAGCATTGCGCATATAAAATTTATCAAATGCTTCTGTAGTACCATTACTATAACATTTGTAACCAAAATCTTCTAATCCAGTAAACACATTTAGTGTACCTGATTTAATCCAAGTATCGTATTCATGCAGAAATTCATCAATAATGCTGTCATTATTGAGATCAATAAAGTTATAATGTTTTCTTAATAAACGCATTGTTTCTGGATCTTGTATAGCAAAAGCACTGCCAAAATCCATATCACGCTTATCATTGGGAATATTTGTCATCTTCATCCAGGAATGTTATTTGAGCAATAACAATATTAGTAGGACCAAAATTAGCCATACCGTGCCAAGTATCACCCTTCCAAGTATATGTATCTCCTGCACTCCAGCCTGTGTAAACTTCGTCACCTACTTGTAGTACTTGACCTCTATCCCAGTCATCCATCATCACAACGGTCCTACAAACATGATGTGCATCTGCTTCATCGATATTATTGAACTTTACAAATGTAGCATATGTATCAAAGTGCCACATTAAACTACACCCTGGTGTTAGTTTTAGGAAGTTGTAATTGAACTTCATATGTGCATACGGAGCAATAAATGTAGCAAGTCCTTTTGTTAGTTCTGGACGTATACTCATATAATGTAGACTACCTTCTTTAGGTACTCCCCATTGTTTGTACATGGCTTCTAGTGCTTTTTTATTTTTTGTAGCAAACGTATCCCATGAACTATCTTCTGGAATCTCGTCTGTCATATATGTTGCTTCCCAAGGTAGTGTAAGCAAATCGTTATTATTCCAAGTTACTTCTTCTACACTACTTTCATCAGCACCGTGTTCTCTCCAATTTTCATAACTGCGCATGTCCATCATGCTTCTCCTTGTAAGTGTGCCTTAATATATTGCCTGTTTGGTATATCATATGTATCCAATATTTTTTCTAGTTTTGCTTTATCACACTGCTCTAGTGTTATTATATCCAGTTCTTTAGGAAATGTCAAGACATTTGTTGTCCATTTTTTATATTTTTTTGCAAACTCTGCAAGTTCTGGTAAACCGTGCCAATTATTTTTATGCACTACGCTGTGTATTGTATAATCAAATACATCTGCTATTTCATCTAATGTTTTGACCACTCTGCTCCAAACACTACCGCTACGCACCTGTTCATTCAAAACACCTATACCGTCTATGCTGATTGTAAAGTGTACATGTTTGCATTTGCTTAAAACTTGGTAATCTTCTTCTTGTAATTTGTGCATACCATTTGTAAAATATTCCACAGATAGATTTTCTAAATTGTCAAATGTTTGTAAAAAACGTCTGTGTCTATTTGTCATAAGTGGTTCGCCACCTAAAAACACCACACGATTTATAGTGTTGGGTATATGTGTAAATTCTTCTGTGCTGGTAATTCCCTGTTTGTGTGGCAGGTCGGGATTCTTTTTAGCCCACCAGCTGCTGCTCCATTCCTCCCAGCAACCATCACAAGTTAAATCACATATGTTATCAAACCCTACTTCCAAATAATCCAGTGTAGGTTTGCTCATTTGATAACGAGAATTAAACCGTTGTCTTAAACTTTCTACCCCTAGTTCTTCTTCGTGTTTGCATTTACCACAGCCCGGCAACCAATCATCTTCCATATCTGCACGTAATTTATTATACATATAACTATGCATAATTTTACCAACATTGCCATCAAAGTGCATTACACTTTCCTTGTAACGACAACAAGGATACACACGATTACCACCACGTATATTTGTATGATTATAAAGTGCTGCGCATTTCATGTAAATCTTTACCTATTCTGTTGTAATTATGAATTAATATATTATACATATCTTTGTGCATTTGCTTACATTTTTCAATACTCCAAGAGTCAATTTCTAATAGCAAATCAAATATTTTTTCTAATCTTGTTTGATGGTTATATTCGTTGTCGTAACTTTCGTTCCAAAAATCACTAAATGTTTTAAAACCGTCCTTTTTCATTAATTCTAAACTGCCTGCTGGACCAACTAGTATAAATGGTCTAAAATTTATAATAGCATTTAAAGGTTTTTCGTCATATACTGCAAATGGTTCACCAAATGTACTGCTGTTAATAATACTGCAAAATGTATTTGAAAATAATTCTTTACTTGAATAATTTTTTAAATCAGGACCTTCGTATTCAGACTCGGGTCTAAGCATTACATCAAATAATGTGCCTGTGATTTCAGTTTGCCCTGTATCTATGTCAATTGAGTTTGGTTGTAATTGTTTTAGCGATTGTAGTAATTCTTTTTTGTACTTAAATTTTTTAGGATCAAACCATAGATGATTTGCTAAATTAAGTTTACTATCTGTATATCCCCAACTATACAAGGTGTCTAAGCTACTAGCAAAAGCAGTAACAATGTGTCTGTGCGGTCTATATCCCCAATTACCACACCAAAAATGTGTATCTATTTTATCACTAGAAAAAAATTGGGTTGGAGATTTATTTTTGTCTAAAAAAGTTGCTATTGCGTTTACATAAGCGTCATTACGAAGTATGTTAAAATTATATTTGCCCGCATAAATTCCATGTTTATCTTCTGCACTAATACAAACAAAAACATTTGTTAATTGATTATTTTTTACAAATTCATTAATACTTGATAATTCAGGAGACCAAATTTTATCGTGTTGTGATTGTTGCCAATCTATAGAAATATTAGGTAAATTGCTATCACCATCTAACATTATTTTTTGTTCTGGAATATGTGTGTGTAATATTTGTTCCGTTAAAAAAATGTACAAACCTTTATTGTTACATGATTTGCGTTCATAACTATTCAAAAAATAATTTTCAATATAGTCTATAGTTCCCATATCGTGTATTACAATATAATTTTTTTTAAAAGTTTTTAAATATCCGTGAGTATAAACTTGATGTATACCTACAGCATGGTCAATACTTTGTAATAAGTTGTATTCTTTATCTACAAACTTGGTATTGTTGTTAATTGATATAATGAAAAGTTTTTCTAAAACTTGGTCGTATCGGTTATGTGCCTGTAATTTGGACTGCATATCTATCCTTTGTACTCAAGTTATAAAATGTGTGTTTTTCATCATCTTGCCAGCCGTATATTTGTCCTGCTTTCCACATGGTGTAAACTCTGTTTCCAATTACAGACATTTGTCCTTCTACACCATCTTCTAGCATAACAATATATCTATAAATTGTTTCGTTTGTCAAACCATGATATTTTTTATATGCACCATATAGATCTGTATGTACAGGCAAATATTGTCCTGGCTTAAATAGGTTGACTGCAATTGAAATGTTTTTAAGTGTAGGAAAATAACTGCAAATATATTCTATACTTGGTGGCATAGGATTTGGTTCAAAATAGTTATACAGGGTCATAGCCTCTGCACTATGCCCTGCATCTAAATATTTTTGTATTAAATTTGTATCTTTATGATGGTCTAGTTTATAGTCTAACGCACGATAGCGTTCCATATTCCATACAGGTTCTATGTTAAAATGGAAGTGGGTCATCCTCTTGTCGACCTTTCCAGTCTTGATGCACCATAGCATACATAGTTTTAAAATTTTCATATGCTTTTGCTAGTGCTGGATAATCATTGCACATGTCTTCTATCTTGGCAACATCGGGCATACGATCTTCAAACTCAACAGGATCATTTAGTGTAATCGAAAAATCATCAAGCGAAACTAAATCATCAATTCCATTGTATTCAAGTGTGCTTGTTGATATAGTGCCTATATCAATAGTATTTCCATAATAATGACCTTGAATTGTTACGCCTGATTTATCCAAATCATCAGTTGTAATTGTAATAGTATCGTTGTTGTGATCACGCATTTACAACTGCTCGAATGTTTTCAATATTTTCCATAACTGAGGCCCAGTCTTCATCATCGACATATCCTCTTTGAGTTTGCCAAAGTTGTACCAGTTTTGTATCTTGATCTAAGTCATCTAGAATATTTCTAATATTAGCTTCAAAAACACTATAACAACTCATCAAGTCGCCATTATCTAAATGTTCAATAATAACTTTACTTTGTGCTACTAATTCATCCATTTTTACCAACTTCCAATTTGTATTGATCCAAACACATATCTTCGATGCTTTTTTCCAGTGTAACTAGATCACTTAGGTTGTCTACAACACTGGCAACAGCATCGCCTTCTCTGCGTTCTGCTTCAATGATATTTAACTTTTTACCAGTAACTTGCTCCATAGTACTGATTACTTCTCGTACACTATAACCTACGTTGCTACCAAGGCACTCATAGTCCGTATTGGCTGGACCTCGTTCCACTCCGTTGACAATGGCACGAGCCAAATCAACAACATGAATATAATCACGAATACAAGTACCATCCCTAGTATCATAGTCCGTACCAAAGATCTTAATGTTGGGTAGTTTTTCAGCAGCCACCATAGCAGCAACACGAATAAGATGGGTAGGAACGCCCAGTTGACGATTATGCCCGTCAGTACCAGATACGTTAAAAAATCTAAAGATAGTGTATCCATTGGCTTTCTCCTTAATTACATCTTCTGCTGCCACTTTGCTACGTGCATATGGTGATGCCATTTCCCAAGCACTACTAGTGCTTGCAAATAGTATGTGTGGTGTTTCGACACGATCTAACAAGTTTGCAGTACCCATCACGTTTACACGATAATATTCTGTAGGTTCACGTAAACTATCAGGTACTACACTGCGTCCTGCTAAGTGTACAACGGCGTCAAAGCCACCATGTACAAACTTAGTTATATCATAAGAAGAATAATGGTCACAATATGCCATGATGTCATTGTATTCACCATGAATATTTATATCCCAAGCAGTAACGTGATGTCCATGCTCTTTTAGTAGTTTACAAACATGACTGCCAATATAACCTGTAGCACCTGTGACCAATACTCTCAATATTTTGTCTCCGCAACATAATCACGATAACGATTGCTATCTCTACGCCATTGTTCACCGTTACCTTGCATAATATCAATATAACGATCAATAGTTGCACTAGTCCAATCGCTTATCTTACCTAAGTCTTTATGTGCGCTTTTTAGTAATGGCGTTAACTTGTTCATTGCATCTTCAACACTCCAAGGCACATACATGCGTGTATGATCATTAGCAAAGATTTCTGGAAAACTGCGATACGCTGGAAACAACACATTGCATCCTAATGCATCTGCTTCGCTTACCGTATTGCTTGTCCAATCCTGCAAAGCACAATTGAACAAAACTTTACTACGATTTACAATATCATAGTAATGATTCTTTTTCAAGTTTTCATAAATTACCAGTTGTCCACGCTCTTCCATTTTGCGGGCACGATCAATATACTTTTGATTGTTACTGCGTAGCGGGCCACCTTGCACAATGCAAAACTCCACGTCTGCTGTACCTGGTGTACCATACCATTCTTCAATCAAATCCATATAAAAGTCTGGTTGTTTTTCTTGATCAAAACGTGCTGCAAATACCACACGATTGTCACGCTTTTCCCAAGTGTTGATCTCGCCAACACGTAGAGCAACTTCTGTTTTATCAAATGCAAGACCTGAAACATTGTAGATAGGAGCCTTCCAGTTTGCAATCTTCATGTGTGCAACCATTTCTTCATTACTTGCTAGTACGCCAGTAACAAACTCGTTGCACATTTCTTCATACAAACTCATCCACTTGCCCATGCCCCAAACATGCACAAAGTCATCTGGATCAACTGCTTGTGCTAAACAACGAATCCAAACCTGTGGACGTTGCTCAGTGGGAATCTGATCCATAATATACGGAAGCGATTCCATACCAGGCTGGAACATATCTTCAAAGAAAACTACATCTTCGCCTGTAACTTCACCGTTACGCATCATTTGCACCAAGTTCATCATTTGCGACATTGCAAAGTAGGAACGGCCATGTGCATCTAACACTTGGCCTACTTGAATTGCTTTTGTATTGTCAATAGTTGTACCAGGTACATTAACCCAATCAATGGAGCGGCGTTGAAACGCACGCCTACTCCATTCTTCAAGTTGTAATGTGTACCTGCCTTCATAGGGCTCTAAGCCCATGTAAAACAGCTTACGCATTATTTGCGTCCTTTGGTGCGATTTCTAGCACGGACCCAATTTTTGTATTTTTGAAATGCCTGCCATACACGAGCATCTTTCTTATACAAATCTGCTTGGTTAAATGGATAACCTTCAGTTCTGCAGAAGTCGTGCAGTTCCTCAAGATCGTTAAAAATTTTATTTACTACCGGATTAGAGATAGTCATTATACCTTTTTCCTTTATGCTGGGTATACAATTTGACAGCCGTTTTCGCCATCTTCGGCAACATCAATAACAACAAACCGGCCGGGATATTTGCTGTTAATTTGTGTGTACAAGTCGTCTGCAATCATTTCACAGCTCTTGTAATCTAGTTGCAAGATGTCTCCTGCATACAATGATTCCAGCCATCGTTTGAACTGGATAAATTCAATGTCACGGTCATTGTGTGTAACTTGAATTTGCACTTTAAAATGGAACATATGACGATGTGGATAACCTAAGAAACTTACATCATATTCATCACCTGTTGCCAGTGCTGGATCTTCCAGTGCTGCTGGATACTTGTGGATACCTTCTTTTGTAAAAGTTACCCAAATACTGCGTTTTGCATTTTCTAATGCGTTCAATTTAGCGTCCTCTTCTCTGTTGCGCCGTTTCATATATTCATAATAACGTTCTTGTTGCATATTGTCAAGCGATAATTTCATCTGTGGTGTATTTAGACCAATCTGTAAACTTTGATTTATCTTTTAAATCATGTACACGATGTACCCATACACCTGGATTAGTAGCATCAAAATCCTTGTCATCTACTTTTAAACAAGCATTGTAACCTAGTAGATCAATGTAAGGCATTTTTACGCTAATCATTGGAATAAAGCGATTGTATTCTGTATAGCCGCACTCTAGCACCCATTCAATGTCTTGCACAGGAAAATCTAGTGTTACCCAGTAACCGTCTTTCAACAATGGAAATACCATTTCGTCCCAAGACTCGTCCTTGCTCCAACTCATATTAGCACCCAAGTAAATATGATCTACACCCGCTTTATCTGCGTGTTCTACAATTTCTTCAAAGTTTTGTACACCTACAACAAAAAGTGTTTTCTTACCAAACTGCGGTGTGTGTTCTACTTCAGTACCAACAAAAAAGTTTACACCTTCTGATGTTACACCACTATCATAATCTCGTTTCATTGTTTAAGCCTATACCTTTCATTCCAAAGATTCCAACGTTGTTTGTTAAACTCGTTTATTTTTTCATTACTATAGCCTTTTTTATTCATTGTGTCAATGATTTTATCAAGTTCTTCTAAAGCCATATCAATATGTTCTAATCTAACTTTCTTTTCATGCTCGTCCATTTTTGTAATGTCCTAAGTTTTCAAGTTTTGTTTGAATTCTATGCATTTCATCTTTTATAAAAAGTTTATGTGTTTTAAGTTTTCTTATTTCTGGAGTGACTTCAATACCGTGATATTGATCAATTTGTTCATGTAATTTTTTGTGTTTTCGTTTTAATTCTTCTAAGTAGCTTTTTAGTTTATCTTTTTCATCTGTAAAGTTACTCATATCAACCCCAATCAAATAATTCGTCTGCTTTTGCTTCCGGTGTTATTGTTTTCTTACCAACTTTCAATCTAGTACCAATAATGTGTGTCCAAATACTTAGCGATTTATCGTCACCATATTTGTTAATAACTGCAAGACTTTTTTCACGATCTTTTTGTGCAAAGATTTCATTGACAATATCTCTAAACACATGTCTAATACTTGGTTCGTATACCATCATGTAAGGATATTCTCCTGCATCATAACGCTCGTTTGCACGTTGTGTACTTTCAATATGCATCCAAACATTATGACCCATTTGTAGCGCATAACTAAATGAATCCCAACTTGTGCTATCTTTACGCATAATAATTGGATTTCCGTTATCGTCTAGTAAAGGATTACCTTGTTTATCAAGTTCTGGCTTACCTTTTTCAACTTTAATAGTACCAACTTTGTTTTTATCGCCTGGAGCATAAATGCAAATATCATTCATTTTGCAGTGTTGACTAACAGGAGATTCTTCAAATGTAGGTAATAAGCCATCTTGTAGTACTGCGTCTATAAAACTTCTAGTATCACTAGCATATTTCAAAGCGTCAGCACCTGGACTCATAATATAACTCCATTTGCCTTTGTGATCTAATCTAATGTTATGATAAATTTGACCGTTTGCTGTTGCAAGAAAAGGAGATGCACAATCATATGTAATCATAAAGTTAGGATTATGATATTTGCGAACAGCTCGTTGTATGTCAGTAAGTAACACAGCCCATTCTAGTTTACTTGTGCCCAAGAAGTGCATTACATCATGCAGCCCTTGTTCAAGTAATCCATCGTGTATCATGTGTACAAGTCTGCGTAAAATCAAATGAACATCACACATGTTTTGACCACCCATTGCCCAGCCATTAAAGTGTGTATCTGGATATTGTTTTGGATCACAATAACCTTTGAATTCTTCATACCAACTATCGGCATTAGTATGATTACTGCCTTGTAGTACGTTTAATACCTTAAAGTTACCACGTCTATGTTTCATGTAATAACGTGCATTAATATGAGTAGCTTTTACAGCATCATCATAACTTTTTATGTTAGTTGCTTTACTTGCTTTTGCACTTTGGAAGGTCCATGTAGGAATATCAAGCATCATTCCGTAGTCCATGTATTCTTCCATCCAGTTTACAACAAGCTCACGTTTTTTATTTGCATGTGGACAAGTTTCGCTAGTCCAGTCACCGGGCCACAACCCTTTAGCAATTTGGAAACCACCTGAGTCGCCTAGCAACCATGAATTATCTCTATCACGGTTACGCACCATATCTTCTTTATCAACAAATTTAGTCGTATCTAAATCTGCGTGACCAGCAGAATAGAGCGCCCACTTGTAATGGAATGCTCCGTCTTTAGGATTTAAAAAATTAAGACTTTCTACATTGCCTAAACCTGCTGGAACACGAGAAGGATCAACATAATCTTCATATCTTTGTTTACCTACAAACGTGCCATAAAAGCCGCTAATACTAGGTAAAAATACTGCATAATCTTTTTGTGTTTCAGTTAGGTTTGTTTTCATTATTTTTGTTGAGCCGGTAGAATGTAATCGTATTTTGCCATGCCGCTGTCTACACTAATCTTCATAGCACCTTGGTCTGTGATGCTCATAGTTTTATCACCATCCAAGTTCAAAATAGCAATAGTTTGTGAAACAGGCCATGCCCATGTATGTGTTAGTTTTCCAGTAATACCTTGCTCAAATACAAAGTTACCTGCGTGTGTTACATCATCACCAAAATAAAATACCAAGTTATCATTTTCAGTTTTAACTTGGAACACCGTTTCTTCTGTGTGTCCGCCTTGCATGTATTTCATTTGTTCAATTTTACCAATTCTTGGCTGGATTTCTACATCATATGTATTAACTTTAAAACTAAACTTTTTAATTTTTTCTTCGATAATTTCTTTAATCATAAAACGATAATCGTTTTTAAAGTCACCTGTATCGTTTTCAAAGTGAATATGTGTTGGAACAACTTCACCGTTGCGTTCTGCACTTATTACTTCAATTTTAGCATTTTCTCTGTACATTGGATTTTTTAAATGATAAGCTAGTTTACCTAAATCAGGCATACCAAATGTACCTACAAATTCGCCTACTGGTGAATGTGTTGTTGCTGTCATAATAACACTTCTATCGTCTGCCATACTTTCAATAGTTGTGATATCATTTTCTGTTGTAATTTTAAGTGTTGAAATAATGCCTAACGAATGTGTATGGCTTACAATGTCTTGTAGAATGTCTTTCATATGTTTCTCCTATGTTTCTTATTATACTGCCTAAGTTGTTGATTGTCAACGTATTTTTTTATTGTATTCAACTGCTGCTTCTAGTGTATTTAGATTAATATTTTTTTCTGCTGCCATTTTTAATAGAGCACTGGTGTCTTTTGGAAAACAATATCCTCCCCAACCTCTTACCCCTTCATCTGGCCATACGTAACTATGACTTTCTCCTATTCTTTTATCTGCTATAATACCGCCTTGAACTTGATCAAAGCTGATATCGTATGCTGAACAAAAGTCATATATTTCATTGAAAAAACTAACTTTAGTTGCTAAAAAAGCATTTCTAAAATATTTTATTGCTATAGCTTCTTCAGGTTTTACGGTGCGTATACGCATATGTGGCCAGTTGTAACTAATTTGATCACGCCAGTATTCTGTATCACCACTAATAATAAAGGTATCCATATTTTTAATATCAATCATGTGATTTGCTGCTCTTAAAAACTCTGGGCTAAAACAAAATTTATGATTTGGAAAGCGGTCTTTAAGTTCATACCATCCTTGCAAACTAATTGTACTTTTGATCATTATTGGTGTATCTGGTCTACACTTGCCTACTACATCATAAACTGCACTCATATCACAAGAGCCGTCATCTGCTTGCGGTGTTGGTACACAAATAATTACTGCACTTGTATTATCAAAGTCAGCTGTAAACCCTTTTGCAGGATCATGTATTTCTATTTTTCTTCTATAGTTAGCAAACAACCATTCATATGCTTTACCTACAAATCCGTGACCTGCTATAATCATGCTGCTATTTTCGCCTCTTGAAAGTATTGTAACCGTTCCATAGTATCACGCCAATCTTTTACATTGTAACATCTTTGTTTGTTTAGTTTTGCTGCTAATGGCCAATCATTGCCACCTGGCTCCATACGATCGCCAAAGAAATAAATCTTATCATTTTTATTAAAGTCTTCTAGTATTTGACTTTTGTCGCCACCTTTGCGATATATGTCAATACCTGTTTCGCCACCAACTGCTGCTGTAATATTAGGAAACTCACTATTAATTTGAAAAGCAATACTTTCACGTTCTCTATTTTCAAGATCATGCTTAATATATAATTTACGTTCTCCTAACGTACAATTACGTCCTACAATTGAAAAGTTGATTGTTCCTGTGCGTTCTTCAATATGATTACCCGTACGTAGTGAAAATGGACTACCTTGCAACCAGCCATTCATTAGATCATATAGTTCTTTAGGTGCTTCAAATGGTTTGCTGTTTACACGTTTGCCTTTGAACCATGTATCGTTTCCTGAACAATTATACACGGTTACAACACTTTCACAAATATCCTCTCCAAGTTGTTCTACGGTTTTAGCATAATCACTACCAGTTACAAGCCAAACCTTGTTATCTTGGATAAAGTGTTTGAAAAACTCTTTAAACTCTGGATCAATAGTTTGTCTACTCGGAGTTAGTGTTCCGTCCACATCAAAAATAAATTTATTCATTCGGGTCCTCGCAGAACGCTATTTCTTCTTGTGTAAAGTCTGCTTCGAGTACAGCCTGTTCAATATGACAACTCATAGCAGTTTCAAAAGTTTCATATTGAGTGAGTTTAGGTTCTGCGCTGTCAATCACGCTACTTATGATCCAAAGTGTCCACATTGTTTTCCCTTTCGCATACTCGTTTTCTTAAATCGCTTGATGAGAAGCGGTGATCTCTTTTGTTGAAATATAGCTGGATACCCCGCTTCTTGCAAATATCCTTGCCCGTAAAATCCTTTTCACGATACTCTTCTCCTAATATTCTAACATCTATATGATACATTGTCAAGATATCATTTAGGTCAGTTTCGGTAGCATATGGAACTATTTCGTCTACATACGATACTGCTTTTAGTTGAGTATAACGTTCTACAATACTTTGTATTGGTGCATTTTTTTCAGCTCTATCTACACTTGGGTCAATTTGTAATCCTACTAACAAATAATCACATTGTTCTTTTGCTTCACGTAACATTTGTATATGTCCTGCGTGTAGTAAATCAAATGTACTACATGTAAATCCTACTTTCATAACATTTCCTTAAGAGTGTTTGTTAAATTTTTGTCTATTTTACTAAGCCAATCATTATAACTTTTAATTTCCATATCTAATCCTTCAGGTCTTTTTTTTGCCCATTTAAAATCAAAAGCAATTAGTTTATTTCCTTTTAAAGTTAAATTACTCATGCTTCCATTTCTTTTAAAAACATTTTTATCTTTAAAAAATTTATACATTTCTATAACTTGCTCAACAATATTTTCAGGCAAGTTGTTTTTTTGGTATAATAAGTTTGGTCCTGTATATTCTTGTATTATTGTTTGTGTATGCATATCTATATTTAGAGTTTTTGGTATCCATTCCCCTTGAAGTTTATTAAGCCAATATACTTCATTTTGAAAAAAATTATCTATATCTTGTTTTTTTACCTGTGTTTCATTTCCGTTACAAGTTATTCCGTTTTCTTTGTACTGCCTTTTAATTTGTTGTGCAGAATAATCAATACTTACTTCAACAACACTTCCTAAACCTTTGTGTTCTGTTTTAAATAATTCAAACATCAACCCCACTCAAATAAACTATTAAATGTATTATTTTGTTTTGTACTTTCTAAATCGTAGTTGAGTACACCAATCAAGTTATCAAGTTTGTTGTCAATAATAACTTCTTCCATAGCATCCCCATCGAACGGCAGTTCTTTAAACCAATCAGGCAAACGCAATTCATCTGTTGGATATGCAACACTAGTATATTGTAACGGATTTTGCTTTAATTTGCAAACAATAACTTTCATACCATCTACAATCTCTTGCGAATACTTGTCACCATTCATACGCTTGAGTGTGTTCCAGTTGATACTTGCTCTAACGTGTCCAGGCATGTTTGCTTTGCCTTGCTTTTCTTCAAGTCGTTGATAGTGTCCAATCTTGTTAGCACGTTTAGGCGAACCTTTTTCAAATCCTGGGCGTTCTTTAAATTCACGTCTAAATTCAGTAATACTATCTAGTAGATCTTTTTCATCCTTTAGATCCAACACCATGTCTAGCAATGTTTTTAAATAGTCTTGCATAAACACTGGCGTATCACTACGTTTCAAGTCTAAACCCATTGCTTTAACTTTACCTAGTTTGCCGTCTTTATCAGTGCGGTTACCTTCCAAGTCATACACACGCACTGCATAGCGTTTTTTAGTAATAAACAACCCTGTGTCTGCAACAACTTCACGACCTGCTGCAATAACTTCACTGCGTGGACGTGGACAATGAAATGCTGTACGCATAAAGTCTGGAAATGTTGTGTTTGCTTGTTCACATAGTTGATCATACAATGTAATAACATTATCTTTGCCCCAAGGAATATCTCCTGCTGCAATTTCATCTTTGAGTACAGGATATGCACTGAAGTAAACTGAGTCTGTATCACCATATATAATTGCTTTGCCTACATGATCATATTCGCCTGTGATAATTTTATTGACTTCACTAGCCATGTGTTTTGCAATTTGTCTGCCGGTAAGTGTAGTTGATTGTCCGATACGTTTATCAAAAAATCTACAACCTGGATTAAGAATAGCACCATACAAACTATTCAAGTTAATCTTTTTAACCAGCTGTCTTTTATCCCAAAACGCAATTTCTGTATCATTTCCTGCTGCAATTGCTTTGCGCATTTTTGCTTGTAGTTCTTTACGTTCAGCATACCAACGTTTTAATAAACCTGGAACAACACCTTCGATTTCCCAAGTAAATATAGTACCATTTGCACTCAACATCCACGGCTGTTGACTATCAAAAATTAATTTATATATTTCTGCACCACTTAGTACATGACTAGTACCGTCTTCTAAATCTAGTGTAAGTGCAACATCTTTACGCTGTTCCATTACTGCATCATATTCTAATACAGCAAACTTGCCTTCCCAAGCACCTGCAAAACTTTTCTTTTCTAGTGTTGTTGCATTGTGTAAAAATTCATCTGTTAAATCTAAACGTATTTGACCAATAATAGTTTCTGGAGCCATATTCATAGCACGAATAATACTTGGATAAAGTGAATTCAAATCCATTGAACCAATCCACTCATGCACACCTTTTTTTGGAAATGCAACATATGCACCTGCTGCTGCTGTGTTGCCTTCGTGTTCACGTCTATTAGGGACTTGCATACCTCTATTATGTGCTTCGTTAATAATAGCCTGTTCTGTTACAGCCACAGCACCCATAGTAGTTTGTAGAAGCACCGTATTATCGTGTGCAATTTCGTTAGCAAGATCAATAAAACGTAGTTTTTTGTCAATTTTATCTAGTAGTGCAACGTCTTGCCTGTTGTATTCAATAAACTTGCGGAAGTCGTTGTTATAAAGTTGATCAAGTGTGCCTTCATATACCGTTTTATTTTCACCAACTTCCATCTCACCGATAGCATCTAGTCTATATGTATGACGTTCTTCATATGTATACTTGCGATACAATTCGAGATAATCCATGTGGACTCTTCCGATGGTATCAAATGTTTCAGCAGTCTTACCAAACTTTTCAAATTCTCTACGTTTAGGCAATTGCTGCCACAAACAAAAGCGTCTTGTATCATCTTTACTTAGTATACGACTAACACGATTTACCGTATAAGGAATATCATAACCTTCTGAGTTCCAACCAGACAAAATATCTGCATCTTCAATAACATCGAGAAATGCTTCTAGCATGTCTCCTTCGTTAGCATACAAATAAGTATTATCAAAATCTGCAACTTCTGCCTGTGCTTGTTCTATAGTAAGTGTCTTTGGTGGAAGTGCAAAAGTTACAAGTGCATCAAGCCATTGTAAGTGTACCGTGATTGCAGTAATTGGCATAAATGGATCACTAGGATCCGCAAAGCCACGTTCTGGATCAAAGTCTGTCTCAATATCGAAAAACGCAACATTCAGTTTAGGTGCATCTTGGTTAAGATAGTTTTCACTCAAACACTGAAAGATTGGGTTTACATCCGACTCAAACATTTTCTTGCCTTTGTTTATAGCAAGTTCTTTTCTAAAATCTTTTGTGTTTTTGCATACTACTCGTTGCAATTGATCACCAAAAATACTTTTGTATTTGCCTCTTGGATCTTCATAGTAAAATGTGTACTTTGCTTGATATTCTTGATAGTGACGTTTACCATCTTTGCGTTCTACTGCACGAATAATGTCTGCGTCTCTGTCAAAAAATGCGTCTACGTATGGCATATATAGTCCTTATGCATCTTTATCGTAACCGGTTGTAGCTACGATTGTTTCAAGGTCTTCAAACTCATCTTGCACACGACTCCAATCACGTTTTTGTGCTACTTTAATTGCTTTGTTAATTAAACTTGGTTTTACATTTAATTCTTCTGCTACTGCTTTAATTGTTTCTTTTAATCCGCCTTGCAAATCTTCAATTTCTTGTAAAACGGTTACGCCTTCTTTGACTAAACGTTCTAGTTTGGCCTTTTCTTCAGGGCCATAGACACGATCGCTCATATAATACTCCTTGGTTATTGTTTTAATATACTATGTTTTCGATTCTTCGTCAAGTGTTTTATACTGCCATTCGTCAGTATGACCAACACTCCATTTTGGTTCTGTTTCTACAGCATAGTTTTGTGTACACACTTTAAAATCTGGTGTTAATAGTTTCTCAGGTGTTAAGGAGCTATCTCTCCAGATAACCCTGTTATTAGGCTGAGCAGCGAATTGACCGTTGTCAAGTCTAATAACATTAAATGATTTGTGCTCAGGATCGTGTTCTGAGAAGTTGGTGTCAAGGACGGAATGATCGCGGTGACAATTATCGATGGTGAACTCATACTCACCGGCATGCATACGTTTGTCCTTTCCAAAAAATTCACATCTAGACAAGATGGGTTTTTGGACAACGGTAATGTCGTAATCAAAACAATCCCAAAGCTGTAGCACATCAAGCGGAAGAATCTCGCCGTGCGGTATTTTCCAAACAAATGCCGATATAGGAAGTTTGTCATATAATGCTCCGTAGTCTGTTAATAGTGTTTCAAAATACAATGCTTTGTATTGTGTGCTTTTAACACTAATCCAGATTCCTGGAGTATATTCACCGTGCCCCTTCTCTAAATCATACAAGTATTCTTTTCGTACATAAACTGAAATAGGTGGTAATGGATGGACTAAAAAAGCCATTAATCAAACCAACCTCCTGCTTTACGCCAAATATAATCCCACCAGCCTTCGTCATCAATTATATCTTTGATTTCTTCTAAGCGTTCTTGAATTGATGCAATTTCTTCACGTTGTTCATCATCAAAAGTTGCACCAAATTCTTGTACAATGTTATCTAATGCATCAACAATTGCTGTAATACTTTCCTTATCTAAAATTTCTTTACTGCTTAAAGCTCTCAAAATTGCATTTAAGTTTTCTGGTGATGGATCTTCTGCTGCACGTTCTAATCTTCGTACAACACTAGATGTTAAACCAGATGTTCGTAAGTCAACCGCACTTTCTCCACCAATTTTTTCTGCCAAGTTATTATACATTGAATTAAATAATTCTTCGCCTGCTAGTTCATCAATCAAATCATCTGTTACACCACTAATTTGACGGAAGTATTCGTTTACTAAATCATATTCTGTTTTGTTATCAATAGCAGCCACAAGTATATCTAATGTTTCGTTATCACCTCCTGGTCCTCTACCGCCAGGAATAAGTGCAAGAATGCTATTTTCCATACTTTTTTCAAATGCTTGTGCCATAAGATTTGGCGCACCATACACCAAACCAAAATTACCAATTGCTTGTTCAAGCAAGGATCCGTTTCTATCTGCACCTTCTTTTGCAATTTTTATAAACTCATCAACATCGCCGATTGTAGTATCCCAAGTTTCACGTTCACTTTTTTCAAAGCCTCTATATGTACTTGACCATACTTCTATATGATTAGGTTCATTTGCAATTTCTGCAATAACACCTTGCTGTTCTTCTTCAGTGCCAGTTAAACGATCAATTAGCTCTTGTTCTTCATCTGTAATTTCATGTTCATCTGTGTCATTAGATCCAAACTCACCATTTCTAGTTGGATCTCCTTCTTCTAAATAGCGTCTATCAAAATGAACATTTGCTGCACCTGGATTTTCATCAGTGCCATCACCAATTAACCATTCTCTATCTCTGTTAACTTCGTTTGCTACCCATGACATAGCTGATGTATTTGACATACCGTTAGCAAGCAATCTAGCCATTTCTTCTCTAATGCCTGCAAGTCGTCTTGGTCCTAATTGTGCTGCTCTTGATTCGTCAAAAGGATTTTGTGCTGTGTACCATGCGACCATTTCTGGTGCTGCTTGTTCTATACCGGCTATAACAACAAATCCAGCATCACGTAAATTTTCACTTGTGACTTCTACATTCATGTCTGGAATGTTGCCGCCTGTTTGTGTAATTGCTGTTTTTAAAATAGTATCTTCTAATATTGCATCTTTTACGTTTCTATTACGTCCACCGACAACTACTACCTTACCAGATTCTAATTTTTTCTTAACTTGATATGTTTCACTATCTACGGATACATCTAAACTTTCTTGGTCATTACCCCAATTTATTGCTGAATGTAAAATAGTTGGCATAATTCTGCGAATTCTAAATAGGTTTCTACGTACAAATCTATCATAGTCTTCATCGTTTAATTCATCAGCAAGTCTAAAATTTAAATTTTGTTGGTACTCGTCATTAAACTTAGCAACAACTCTATCCCAATCACCTGCACTATTGATTTGACCCATAAGACTACTAATTGCTTCTACATCATCGTCTGGTGCTCTCCCAAACGGCAAAAATGCAATAAAGTCAAATTCAAGTGCGTTATGCATACGCACAACCCAACGTGTGATACTATCTTCAGATAATGTAATCGCAGTGTTTACTTGATCATCAGACCCTGGATTTGCTCTAGCTTTTTCATCTTCTTCCGCACGACCTTTACGTAAAAGACCTGCTGCCATATCTCTGAAATATCTATATAATTCTTTTGCACCATTAGCACTATTTACACCTCCTACATTAGGAAGAAATTTCATAGTTTTACCATTGTCTAATGTAGCCGACTCGTTTGCAAATGCTTGTGTAACAACAAGTGTTCTATATTGTGTTAACCAACGATCAGGATATTCTTGAAATGCACTATTAATGTAACGCAATGATCTACTGATAAAATCTGCCATAGTTGTGCCTTCTAGATTGCGTACTCTTGCTAATTCTGTAACAATTGCAACCCAACCACTAAATCCTATAGCATTTACAAAAGATTTAGTATCTGTAATTTCTGTAACAGGAGTATCAGGTATTGCATCATAACTAAATCTTTCACCTGACCAAGGTAATCCACGCTCACCTTGCTGTTCTTCTTCTCTGTCTCTACCTAATCTAAGTAAACCACGTTTACTACCAGTGTCATACAATTTGCTATACACTAATATTTGTAAATCTTGATGACCAACTTCGCCTGTATTATCTAAACGGTTCTCGCCAAGTTGTAAATTTATACTACGTTTCCATGCAATTATTGCGTCACCTAGTGCTTGACTCCATTCACCTGTGCTATCTCCTGCCCAAGCAGGGCCTGCTGTTTGGAATTGTCCGTTTGCTAGTTGACCTGTCACAATTGTATGTTTACGTAATGCATCTTTTAATGCAATAATTTGTGCTTCAGTGCCACTTTGTGCATTTAGCCTTGGAGCAGCTCTATTACCAAGAAATGCATCTAAAGGACCTTCTGTTAACAGCTCTGTGAGTTTCATTTATAATCCCATTTTTTTGTTAAGTGCAGCATACAATGTATCTTTTATGCTGTCAACACTTGATTCATTTTTTGCACGTTTTGTAGCAGTAGCATACATAACTGCTTCTGCATCGTCGCCATAACGATCTTTAAAATCGCTCTTGTTTTTCTTCATACCTTTAACAATACGTTCTTTTTCTTTTTCTTCACCTTTGGTAAGAGTGCGTTCACTTAATTGTGCTTCTAACGCTTCGACACGCTTTTCTAATTCGGCAATACGATCTTTGTCTGATTTTTCTTCATCACTGCTGTGACCAAATGTCTTATGTACTAGATCATCCAAGTCTGTGTGAAATTTATCTTCTTCGTCTGGGGTTGCTTCACCTACAAGTTTATCTTTTAAAGGATGCTTAGTACGTCCTGGTTGTGCTTTAGGCATTGGATCTTTGCCTTTTGCTTGTCCTGCACTACCCATTTTCTGTTTTTCATCTAAACGTACACCAGCAAGTGCAGCAAAGTCGCTTACACTATAATTTCTATCCATTTTTAATGAACCTTCTGGCACACTTGCACTTTCTGCAATATAGTCTACTTGTGGTGCAGGTGCTGGAGCGTTGCCACCTGCTTGTGCTTGGAGTTTTGCTAAATCTTCTCTTGGATCTGTTGGATCCAGTTCAAACAATTTTTGTTGTAGTGCATGAAAGTCCATTACTTTTTCCTTTTTTTCCTACCTGCGCAATGTGCCTTTTGTGAGAAGCCTTTTGGATTAGAGCAATTAATACTTTTTTTGTATTTTTCACTCCATTTTTCCGATATGATTTCTCTAATTTTCATTAGCAGTTGCAGTCGCTACCGCAGTTGCAGTTTTCACATTTACAATTTGGTTTATTACACGCCATGATTTTCTCCTTACGTTTTTACGCAGTTATCCACACGTTTGCCACCTTTCATTTTGGTGCCCATACGCTTGTAGCCTTTCCAGCATACTTTGCCGTCTACGCCTTTTTGCTTTTCTTCTGGTAAGGTTGTGTAACTAGTCTTGCCGCAGTCTGGGCAAACACCTTTTGCTTCTGCTAGTTTACTTGCTAAACTACCTTTGTATGATTTTACTTCGCTATCAGTAAGTTTAGGTTTGTATGCTTTAGTACTCACAGATTTAGTCGGAATCTCTACACTTTCAAACTTTGTGTCATAATCCAGTGCATGATATACTGAACCTAAATAATCTGCTGCTTTTGTGATTTTTGCCTGTTGCCAACCTTCGATACCTTCTGCTTCACTAATACCCTTCATCATCTCATGTAGTTTGATTGCATATTTGGCTATTTTGTAAAGATCGCTACGTGCCATTTGCACTTCGTGATCACGTTCAGCACGGTCGGCGAGATCTGCTAAACCTTCTTTGATTTGTTTTGTCATTTAAATGCTCCAAATAGTAATTACTATACTATTTATCTTTAGAGCGTTTAGTGTTCTTCTTCTTAGGCTTGCTGTTACTTAGGACATTATCGCTATCCAAACCGTTTTTAGCAGTGCCATCTGGGTTTTTCATTTGTCTACTGACAAGGCCGCCTACTGGAGTTGCTACACTTGCTACTGCACCAGCAGTTGTAGTTTCATACATTGAGTCATTTAATCCACCATCTTTTTGATCTTTTTGTAAGTTGGTTTGTGCAGTAAGAATCTTGTCAGCATATGCTAATAGTTTTTGAATAACTGGTGCAGGAACATCTGTTTTTGAAACTAAATCTTTAAGATTTTTTGGACCAAAGTTAGCACCAAAGTTGGTAAGTTCGTTTCCAACTTTTGCCATTACATTTGATAGTTCGTCGTTTTTAGTTGTAGTTGCTTGGTCCATTAGAACACGACCTAGATTTGCTATTTTTCTTTGTTGTGGCGATAAGTCGAAGTTATCGCCTTCTTTTAGTATATCTGATATTTTCATATGTTGTTCCTTTTTGCCCAATCCTGCCAATACTTGTTTCTATCGTTGGTGCTTGTTCTATTAGCTTCGTGTTCTTTGTATTTAGCAATATAGTGTGACCATTCTATGTCGTCAATACTCATATCTTCGTGTTTTCTCCACTCCGTACTATAACCATCTGGATATAGTTCTACTATTTTTTCTTCTTCTTTCCGCCCTTCATGTTTGCGCACCAATGATACATCCTCCCACGTTCACCTGAATACTTCTTTGCACGTTTGCGCAAATCAGTTACTGATCCTTTGCAACTAGCACCTGAGCGTTTTACACGCCCTGGTCTGCTTTTACCTTTTTTTTTACCGTCAGCAAAGTTTTCTATTATCTCTCTAAATCTCAAACAAAGGCCCCCTTACCATTTTGTCATTTTCGCTGATTAAGTATCTTTGAATCTTTTCTACAAACTCTGGTGTGATGTGTCTGTTGCGATTTACTTTGCCTTGGAAGAACAAATGTGTTTCTACTGGTACATCGCCGTGTACTTCTAATATAGCAGCCATTCTACTGCGTCCTTCGTGTCCACGCACTTCTGGTATTTGGCTGTCATCTTCGTCTACAAATATTTGTAAGAATGGAGCACCTATAGCCCCGCCGCCTTTTACATAATCTACTACTTTAGGCACAGGTGGTTCACCGTTGCGACTTGCTGCTAGATTAATGAATACACTTGGCTTCATTTTAACACGCAAACCTCTGTAGTCTATTTCTTGGTTCCAAGGTACAGCACCCCAACCATCTTTGTTATCTATTTCTACGTCTTCTACAAGCGCCGAAAATATTCTACCTGGTTTTTTAGGTTGCGGTTTAACATCTTCTAAACTATGTCCACCTTCTATAATAGCCCATTCCGCTGCTGTATAACGTGGAGCACCTTCTGTTTTTAGCACATCTCTAGCAGTACGTATTGCTCTACTACCTTGCGGATGACCAGGATTAATATGAACAACTTCTCCGTTCATTAAATCACTGATGTTTGCTGCTTTGCCCACACGATCTAAAACTTGATGAAGTTTATCCTTTGGATCGTAGCCGCCGCTTTCGTAGTCTTTTTTACCACGCACCTCTACACGATGTTTTTCTTTTGTATCCTGTATGTGTAATACATCCATATGTTTATCACGCTCTAGGCGCAATTTAATACCTTCTGTAAGGCCTAGATTAAAAAGAACATTTGTGCTCTTTCCTTTTACTTTGCTGCTTAGTGTAGGCGGACGTCCGTCTTTGTCTACTTTGTTGCCGAACTTTGCTGCTTCAATACGTGTTTGATCCACTCCGACATCTGGCGTTGTGTTTACACCTTTTACAATACGTCCTACGCCTTCATCTAAGTGTTCAATCCTCAACTGGTTTTTCTCCTGTTAAGTGCGGTTGACTAAACCATAGTTTAAACCATTCCTCAGTACCTGGTTGTATTTTCTTTTTACGTTGTATACGGGCTTTTTCTGTACCAGTTATACTCATGTTTTCTGGCACATAAGGTGTATACCCTGTAAACTTGTTACGAATACCTGCAAGGTGTTGTAGTTCTTTAATATCCACGCTCTTGGTCTTCCATTTCATCGGCAATTATTTGTTTTACTAAATCAATAACATCACCGTCGTTCATTAAATCTTCGGTTGGATTTTGAATTTTAAATTTTTGACAATAACTGCCTAATCCACGTTTAACCATATTTTCTAATGGAGTAGTATCTTCTGTTTCTTTGTATTCTTCAACAGCTGGAAAAAAGTTCTTGCGATAAAACATTGGATCGTTACGCATAAAAATCAACAAGTCGCTAGGTACATCAAAATCAGGTTTAGGGATTATTTCATTTGGAATATCCATATCGTGGAATTCGTTTATTTTTACCATTTTCTACAACTCCAATATCTTGCCTTATGTCTTGGACCCGGGTTGTCGCAGTTGTGTCTTGCACGGAAACTTCTGCGTCTTGCAGGATTAGACTTTTTAATCTTTACGCCTTTTTGTCCAAAGTTTACTTTTACAACATTGCCTTTTGGATTTTTTACATAAACTTTAAATTTCTTAACATCGCCTTTCATAGGCTTGCCTAGCGGAACTTTACGTCCTTGATATTCTGCTTCGTCTATATAATCTGTGTTAAACCACATGACTCCGTAATCTTCAAAGAACTTATCATCACAATCATATGTAACTTCACTTAAATTTTTATTTTCAGATAATACACTTAATTGTTTCTTTGAACCGTCTCTATTGTGTGTTCTACCATATAGAGAATCCCATTCGTTACGCTCACGGAACATAAATGCACCTTTTGGACGTGGTGCTACGCTTTCCTCTTTTGGCATGGCTGTATCCTCTAATTTATTATAAATGTTTGCTAGTGTAGATAGCGCACTTGCTTGATCAGGTTCTTCTTGTTCAACTTCTCTTGCCATGTCAAGTATTTCTGCACCGTTTTCTACACCTAGCATTTGACGCATTCTTTCCATAGTAAGCACTGCAACTGGAACTGGTGCTCCATTTAGTTCTTTAGCAAGAGCTTCTGCTGCATCTCTTGTTAAATCTTCCAGTGCTGGATTTAAATATTGTGTTGTAAATTCAGCAGGTAATCCGGCACTTACATCTTTAACATTACCGTATTTTTGTTCCCATTGCCTTTGAGCGGTCATTTGTCTTTGTGTTCTATCGTTTACATCATCTATGGATGATAACGGTTCGTCTATTGTTGGAGCAGTAAAACTTGGTGCTGTTCCAGTTGGTTGTGTGGTATCTGTTTGTGATACAGGTAACTCGGAATAATTTTCTCCATCAGGTGTTCCTAATTCCTGTCCTCCTCCTATTTCAGGTTGCGGTAGGTCTGATGTATCTATTTCTGGGTTATTATCCGATCCACTTTCTAAATCGTCTAATCCAGGTGGCACAGGCATGCTAGTCAAACCAATTTCTTGTCCTCGTCTGTATGCATATCTCCAAATATCAAGTGCTTCGCCTTCTGGAACTTGTGCTAGTTTGCTGTATTTATCTAGCACCATTTTTGCGTAAATAGGGTTGTCATCTTCAACAAAATCTCTAATTACTTGTTGAAGTTCACCTTTACCTAATCCTTGATATTGATCTAACTCTTTGTCAAATGCTGCAACATCATCAACACTTTTTGGTTGTAAATTTGTATCTATTGCTGGTTTTTCAACTGGTGCGTTATCGTTAGGTAATCCTTGCTCTCGGTTTAGCTGCGCTGCATAATCTTCCCAATCATCTCTTTTCTGTGCGCTGAATCTGCCGCCTGAACCTTTAGAGCGATCAACTACACCGTCTGGGCCTACTAACGAGAATGTTCCGTCACCGTTATCTGCAACTCTCCAAACACCTTCAGCTGTTTTATCTTCTACATCTGTTGCAAACATACTTGTACCGGCTGACGGAGTTTGACCTGTTTTAGGTAACGCTTGATCTCCTCCTACACCCGATGGCAATTCTTTGCTTTTTTGTGGATCTTCTATATCACCCGGGCCTGCTCCATAACGAGGCAGATTACCTCCTCTTGGTAATCCACCTGTGCCAGGTGGCAGTCTTACATCATCAAACTCATCATCAGGTATACGTTTATCCGCAGGGTTATCTTGTTGTGGATATGGTGCATCAATATATGCAGCACCTGGTTGTTGGATTGCAATGTTTGAATTTGGCATTCTTGTTTTTAAGATTGCACTCTGTGTTTGTTGTCCAACAATACCGTCAACTTGGATACCTGCTTTTTGTTGGAATGCTCTTACAGCACGTTCTGTTTTTGGACCAAAAATACCATCTTGGTCTGCTGCTGGCATACCAATTTCTCTTTGGATGCGTTTTACATCGTCACCACGCATACCACGTCTCAATGTACGTGCAATTGTTTCATCTTCAGTTAAACTGATATCTATATCAAAGTTATTATATCCTTTTGCAAATAGTCTTTTTGCTAATCTATATGCAAATAGTTCTTGTTCTTGTTCATTTAAATTTTTGTTTAAAGGAATTTCAATACCACGTTGGTTATTAGCAGTTTCAAATAATTCATATTCAAATTCAGATTCAAGTAATCCAACATTTGCTGAATTAATGACTGAATCTATAATACTATGTTTGCTTTCTGTAATATCTTCGTTAAAAATTACACTGATAAAATGCATGGCAGGCTCTCCGTTATTACGTATTTATCTAATTACCTATTGTTAACAAATTTATCTATTCTTTGAATATTATCGCCTACTAACATTTGTACAATGAATAATGCTTTCTCATCTCTAACATGAAAATAATAACCTTTAACCCAGCCACTATTGTAACACTCTTGGCGAGCAATATCTCCCATTTTTGCTAATTTAGGATTATTATCAATCCATTTAGCTAAACTAGGTAAACCTTTCTTTTTACCAAGTGTAATTTTATATTCATAATCGGGTACTTTATTCACTAGAATAATATTTTTATTTGTTTGTAATAATGAAACATTTTCTGGATCAGGCTCCCAAAACTCAGAAATTTTTGTTTTTAAATTATTGCCTAATTTTATTAACCATTTCCTATCGTTAGAATATATTGTTAATGTGTTCCGTTCACATCTTACAATATAATCACAAACTTCTCTATCACGTAAATGCCTGTATATTGTTATTGCATCATAATAATCATTAACTGGATATAAATCTTTCCATGTTCCTCTATACCCTTCTAATTCTATGTATTGTTTTTTAGGATTAAATGCATGATGTAAGCTATCTATTTTTAGCCGAGCATAAGATAGATCTTGTTTGTTAAACTCTGTGCGAAAAAAACTCGAACAGGTATTATGCATAACTAGTTTGTATAAAAACTTATTGTAATGAAGTTTTTTGGTTTCATGTAACTTCATGTACTTCAATTTCGCAGTCAACTTTGATTTCATTATCTCTGTAATCAATAATTACACTGCCACCTTCTTTTAGTGCACCAAATAGCATTTCTTTACTAAGAGGTCTTTTGATATCTTTGTCAATTACACGTTGCAATGGTCTTGCACCCATCTTAGGATCAAATCCTTCATCAACAAGGTAGTCTAATGCATCGTCAGTAATTGTAATTGCAATATCTTTTTCTTGCACTTGTTTTTTTAATTCTAATAAAAACTTACCAACAATTTTCAACATAACTTCTTTGCTTAGTTTTCCAAATGTAATCACGCCATCTAGTCTGTTTCTAAACTCTGGAGCAAAAAATTTCTTCAATTCTTTATCTTCATAATCTTTTTGCATTGTGTCTCCAAAGCCAATAGTATTTTTTTCAGCTTCTTTAGCACCCAAGTTAGTTGTTAAAATAAGTGTACAATTTCTTACGTCTGCTTCCTTGCCATTTGATCCGGTAATTGTTCCGTTATCCATAATTTGAAGTAGGATACTACTTACATCAGGGTGTGCTTTTTCAATCTCGTCAAGAAGCAAAACACAATTAGGATTTTCTTGTATTTTGTCAATTAAGATACCGCCTGCATTATCTTCATATCCTACATAGCCTGGAGGTGAACCAATAAGTTTGCTTACACTATGCTTTTCTTGATATTCACTCATATCAAAACGTACCAATTGAACACCTAAGTTACTTGCAAGTTGTTTAGCAAGTTCAGTTTTACCTACACCTGTTGGACCCATAAACACAAACGAGCCAATTGGTTTATTTTCACTTTTTAGTCCCGCCTGTGCTACAAGAATCTTATCTACAATTTCTTCAATTGCACTATCTTGTCCGTACACAACTTTTTTCAAATTAGCTTCAAGATTTGCTAAGTTTTCGCTTTCACGTTCTTTAACTTGTTCTTCAGGCAATTTAATCATTTTTGCAAGTTCGAATTGAATTTTTTCTTGATTTACAACTTTATTTTCAGTTTGATTGTTTACCTTGAATCTAGAACATGCAACGTCAATTAAATCAATAGCTTTATCAGGTAATTTTTTATCAGTTTGATATTTGATGCTTAGATCAACAGCTGATGTTATTGCGTCTTCAGTAATTTGTGTTGAATGATAATCTTCGTAATATTTTTTAACACCTTGTAAAATTTTAATTGTGTTTTCTCTATTAGGTTCATCAATTGTAACACGTTGAAAACGGCGCATCAATGCTCTGTCTTTTTCAAAATACTTTCTGTATTCTTCCCAAGTAGTTGATGCAACAACTTTGATATTGCCTTTTGCTAGTGCAGGTTTTAACATATTTGCTAAATCGTTTGCACTATTACTTCCACCTGCTCCTGCGCCTGAAATCATGTGTGCTTCGTCTATGAACAAAATAGTTTTACCTTTGGATTTAAGTCCTTGCAATACTAATTTAAAACGTTCTTCAAAGTCTCCACGATACTTTGATCCTGCAAGCATACTTCCTATATCTAATGCAAAAACACTATATTCTTTTAAAAATTCAGGAACATCATTATTAACAATTTTAAATGCAAGACCTTCAGCAATAGCAGTTTTACCAACACCTGGATCACCTACCATAAGTACATTACTTTTACTTCTGCGTCCAAGAGCTAGTGCTACTTGTTCAATTTCTTCACTTCGTCCAATAACAGGGTCAATTTTTTCTAATTTAACTTGTTGGTTTAAGTCTGTTGCAAAATCTCTTAGAGCTTTTTGCGCAATACCCTTATTTGCTACTTCTTCCTCTTCTTCAAAGAATGTATTTTCTGTAGCCAAATAATCTGTAAACTTATCTTTTTCAATACCAGCTTTTTGTGTGATATAAAATGCCCAACTTTTCTTTTCATGTAAAATACTTACAAAAATATCTGGTATTTCAATATCGTTACGTCCATTAAACAACACCTGAGTAAAAGCACGATTAAGAACACGTTCTACGGTTGTAGTTTTCTTTGGCTTGTATTTCTTTTCTTCAATTTTAGTATCTTCTAATTTTGTTTTTAAAAAGTTCTCAAGCTCTTTTTTCATCATGTCGATATCAGAACCATAGCCCGATACAAGAGTTGCAAATGTTTTTTCACATAACATTGCATACAACAAATGCTCTAAGGTTACATATTCGTGTTGTAACTTAATGGCGTCTTTCAAAGCCTTTTCAAAAACTGCCTGTAGTTCTTTGCTGGGTTCAACCATATACTTTCCTTTTTTGTTTTTTCTGACGTTTTTTTTCTGCCATTTCTAATTTTAATTTACTAACTCTATCAATATATTGAATACCATAAAGATGATCATATTCATGCAAAAATATGCGAGCATCAATATCGTCAAATTTAGCTTCTACATGTATAACATTTTTAAAGTCACTTGTCAATGTATCAAATTCCGCCATACAACTAATTGGTCTACGAACTTTTAAAAATAAATCAGGATGACTTAAACAACCTTCGATACCTGGCTCAATTTCTTGACTTAAACCTTTTATTACTGGATTTATAACAACAAGAGGAGAACCAAATTGTTTGTTAATTACAGCTTTCATCACAAAAATTTGCCAAGGAAATCCTACTTGGTTTGCACTTAATCCTAGTCCGTTGTGTTTGTTCATCAAGTCTATCATATCTAATGCAACCGGAGCAGGATGCATTGCTCCAACATCAAACTTTTCTAATTGTGTTTCTAATCTACCGTCTGGTGCTAACACTAATTCCATCATTTAATTTTTTTACCTCTGCTAATACGTTGTTATCATTTATCTTAGGAGTTTTACCTTTAATTTCTAAATATAAATTACCTGTCCTACCTGTGTTTAAATCAGGCAAACCATAACCTGGAATACTTAAAATTGTGCCTGGATCAGTTCCTGCCGGGATTTTAACAATTAATGGACCACCGCCAAGTTTTTCTATTACAATATCTGTGCCTAAAATTAGTTGTAATACATTTATACTACATTTTGTTCTTAAATGCAACCTGTCTCTGACAAAAGTTTTATGATTTTTTATTAAAACTTGGACAATTAAATCTCCTCTAGGCAATCCTTTTATTGAATTATCACCTAAATCTCTAAACCTAAATTGCTGATTATTTTCAACACCGGCTGGTATTCTTATGTTTGCTACTTGAGGTTCTCCATTACTTAATGTATACCTTCCAATAACATCTTTTCCACTTACTACTTCTTCCAAACTCATTTTAATAGTTATAAACAAATTTTGATTTTTTGGTTGTCTTCTGCCAAAAAATTGATTGAACATATCGTTCATATTTTGCGAATTCATATTAAAATCCGCACGTGGTTGTGGATTGTCATACTGCTGTCTTTTAGCAGGATCTTTCAGCGTGTCATATGCTTCATTTATTTCTTGGAAAGTTTTTTGATCACCACCACGGTCTGGATGATGTTGCATCGCCAGTTTTTTGTATGCTCTTTTTATTTCCTCTGGCGATGCTGATTTGTCCACGCCCAACTTGCTGTAATAGTTCATACTATTACTTAGTTAGTGGTTACCGTTTTTTAGCTGAACTTGATTGAGTGTATGCTTGTCCACCAAAGAATGCAGCAACAATAGCAGCCACCGACACAAAATATGTAGCAGCCATTGATCCAAGTACATCTGCTGCTTGATCTAATGCAAGGAACACTGCTAGTACAACTGCAAATGGATATAATAGCATTCCGCCTAGTGCAAACCAAGCCATTTTACGCTGTGCATCACGCATTGCATCTTGGTCTTCTAGCATCTTGCGACGAAACTCTAGTTCCATTGCTTTTTCTTCAGCATCTACATGTCCGTCACCGTTTAGGTCTGCAGGATGATATCCACTTACAGGTTGCGGTGCCGGTGCTGCTGCAACTGGCGCAGGAGCAGGTGCTGGTGTCGGTGTTGGTGCAGGTGTTGCTGCTGGCTTAGGTTCCGGTGCGCCCCCTCCACTTTTTAGTTGATCAGGACTTTTTCTTGGCATTGTTACCCTCCAATTTGTCTAAACGTGCCTCAATAGCGTCTATTTTCGCTGTGATTTTAGGATACTTCTTTCTCCAAGCATCCTCGGGTTGTTCGAGCCATGTTAGGCCCCAACGCTCAACAAGATAGTCTACAGCCAAGTCAAACTTAGCGTAGCCCCATAATCCTAATCTTGTTGTGCTTAAATATGCTAATACCATAGCACCGGCAATACTGCCTGCTATGCTTGTGTAAATCCATGTGCGATCACTCGCCATGTTTTGTATCATATCCCACATATTAGCCCTCCTAGTTATATGTGTATTTATTCGTTTGTCACAGCATTATCCATTGCCTCTTCGGCTTTTTGATAATATCCTTCATAAGCTGCTATGATTGCTTGTTGTTGTTGAACTAATGCTCTAATATCTGAAAAATTTAGTCCTAAGTTTCCATAACCGTCTCCGGTTAATGCGTATATAGCAAACGGCTTTCCACTTGCTGCAAGCCTTGCTATTACAGCATCAACATTTGCTTCGTTGATAACAATCCACTCTACTTTGCGCATGTTGAGTTCGTCAACAGGTGGAAGTGTTAATGTTGGTTTTTCTATTGGTTTAGCGCTGATTTCAATTTGCTGGGGTTTCGTCGAGCAGGCCGCGAGACTTATAATCATCATACAACCAAGGACACTCTTTGTTAAAAGCGATGTCATTTTGTGCTGTCCTTTCTTTTTCAGTTAGTTCTGCCCCCGATAGAAGTTCAAAACATCTACCAGCATTTTCTGTACCACGATTTACTGCACGTTCGATACCTTCTGCGTTTGCTATTGCTGCTGCTGTTAAATCTATTTCTTGTAGTTTGTCTGCAAGTTGTTGATTTTGTCTACGAATAGCAGTATATGCATCATTTAAACTAGCTATTTCATTTTGCGCACTTGCATAATCTGCTTGCAAACTTTCTAGTGCTTGTTCGTTTGTTGCTACTGCTATTTCTAATTTAGCATTGTTTTCTTGTAGTATGGCCATGCGTTCTTGTGTGTCATTGTAATACCAATAACCTATGCCGCCCATAGCACACATTATTAAAAACATTACTCCTGCAAGTTTCATGCCCATACCTAAACCACCTACCCTAATAACTTTCCCAGTGTATTTGGTCCAACAATACCATCTGCAACTAGGCCGTTTGCGGCTTGCCATTCTTTCACTTGGCGTGCAGTACCTGGGCCAAAAATACCATCTGCTGGTTCAATGCCCAAATGCTCTTGTACTTCTTTGACCAATGGACCTCTAGAACCTTGCTTGATTGTTTGATTCAAGTTAAGTTCTTTTTCTTCTTCTGGTTCTATTTCCATATCGCCGCCTAGTACATCCATAGCATGTTCCCAATGCTTTTTGCGATCTTCTAGTCCAATAGTACCACCGTTAATACGCTTTGTCATTCTAACGATGTCAAGTGCATCACATAGTTTATTTAGATTGTTTTCATCCCAGAACCAGCAAGCACTATCCAACGCACCTTTTTTGGTACGCACATAGTCTACTGCTTCTTCTACTGACATATCTACGTCTTCGGCGAATTCAGTGTAGTTGTAACGTCCAGTAAGCTGAATAAGGCCGCCTCCGCGGAAACGCCACCCATCACCGCTCTCTGTGTCTCCGTTGTCCATACGGTTTGCATAAATGACGTTAGCAATCTTTTCAGGTTGTCTATGATATTCATTTGCATCTCTCCCTGCACGTTTAAAATATTTTGGAAATATAGTGTTTAGTGCTTTTGCACTATAGTTTAGGTTTTCTGTAAGGACTCTAAAGCCGCCGCTTTCGTGTCCGCATTGTGCAATAAACCCTGCTACTCTTGGAATAGTGTTAATATCCCATAATGGCAGAATCTCGCACATTGCTTCATACCATTCTTCCCAATCATCTCTGTGGATTAATTCTTCTGCCATCCACGGTTCAAAATCAAATTCAAAATCTTCTTTGGCCATAGTTATTCCTTTTTGTCCTTGGCGCAGAACTCACATCTGCAAGTATCACACATTTTTATTATATTTGGTGAGTTATAGAGAGGTACACCACAATGTCCGGGGTGCCCGCAGTTTTTACAATATGTTCCGTTATAGTCTTTCGACCACGAGTGTGTATCCATTGTTTTCCAGTGTTAACGTTTTGTCACCGTATTTGGTAACATTATAGTCTCCAAGGTATTTAGTTAAAAATAGCAATTCTGGATAATCCTGCACATTAATTTTTTCTAAATTTTCAAGCATTGTTAATGTTGGACCATAGTTTTTTATTTTAAATCCAATAGGATCAGCAAATGCTTTTTTAATTAATATATTATCTTCAAATATTTCTATTTTTTCAACCGCTGTTTTTTCAAAAAATCTATCATAATTTTCTGATATTTCTAACATAGTTTCAGCATAAGCATCTGCAGAAAACGGTACGATTTCTTCTAGTGTTGCTGTATCTGCTATTCGACTTCTAAAACTTTTGTGATATCTAAATCTAAAAGTATCTATGTCTGCTAATTTGCCTACCCCGTCTAATAATTCTGTAATGTTTTGACCAACTTTTCCGTTACGCTCCATTTCAACAAAGACTTTATACATGTTATTATCAATTTCGCCAGGAGTTGCATCAGCGTCTAAAACAAAGCCATAACCTTTTTCAATAAAATCTACAAGATCTTTCGCTGCCTGTTGTTCGTTTACATTAAAACTTACGACTACAATATTTTCATCTTCGCCCATTTTACTTTGAAAGTTGTCAATTTCAAATACAGGTTTGACCATGTCATGTAAATCTTTAGCTCTAAGAGTCATTACACTGCTCCTGTATCTACTGGTGCCTCACCTGCTGGTGCTCCACCTAAGTCGCCACCTGGCATTGGCGGAGGCATTGCTCCTGCTGCTGGTGCTGGAGGTTGTTGCTGTCCTTGAACTTCTGGTAAATCAATATCTTCTATAGACCCACCGTAAATATCAATAATTAATTTTTTTGGCATTTGAATATGCACTAACCATACAGGAATTTTATCAAGTTTGCCTTTTTTTGTACCTGGACGAATATCATCTGGTTTTTTAATTTGACGTGGTTTTATAATTGTAGATTTTTCATAACCAATTTTACAATCATAATCAATTAAACGTTTACCGCCAGCAGGATCTGGCATTTCTTTTTCAGGCCACATAAACACACATTTAACCCAATGTCTGTCAATTACAGGACCCTCAACAAGTTCACCTTCGTCCCAATTTTTGTAAACATAAATTCCTAGTTCGTCTAGTACACGTTCAAAATCCTTTAATATACCAAAGGCCTTATCATTTTCGAAAATAGATGATAAGTTTTTAATAACGTCAAGTGTGTCAAGTATTTTAGGCATGATAAATCTTTCTCTTTTTAATATTTATCACTTTAAGATCTATATAGGTTTAAATTCAGTACGCACTTTATGATAGCAAATCAAATGTAAATACATTAGCAGGGAGCCACTTCCTGCAAATGGAAGACCCTGCCTAACTCATAGGAGGTGTAAATGGGTAAAAAGCAAGCTAGACGGCAAGCATTTGTAAAAGCAAACAATAGTAATAATGTTGTTAGATTAAATAATTTCCTTCCAAAAAAAAGTCAATCAGTATCTTTACTTCCAAGAAATAGAAGTCAAGAAGATTATGTAATTGAACTTTTAGACGAATCGAAAAATATTGTATTTGGAATTGGTCCAGCAGGTACAGGTAAAACATTACTAGCCTGTCAGGCAGCAGTGAAGGCATTTATAGATACAGATGTAGAAAAAATTGTTGTCACTAGACCGGCTGTAAGTGCAGACGAAGATCTAGGATTCTTGCCTGGTACATTAGAAGAAAAAATGGCTCCATGGACAAGACCTATTTTTGATGTATTTCGCGAATATTTTTATGCTAATGAAATTGAATCCATGATTCAAGAAGGTGTAATTGAAATATCACCACTAGCATACATGCGTGGACGGACATTTAAAAATAGTTTTATAGTTGCTGACGAAATGCAAAATGCAACACCAAATCAAATGAAAATGTTGCTTACACGTATTGGGAAAGGTAGTAAAATGGTTGTTACAGGAGACCTAGCACAAGCTGATAGGCTCAAAGATAATGGACTAATACATTTTACTAATCAATTAAATAATACAGAAACTAAAACAATTAGTGTGGTAAACTTCCACAAAGGAGATATTGAAAGACATGAAGCTGTTAAAGAAGTCTTAGAAATTTACGGAGACGCATAAAGTAAGGGCTAGATAGCCCTTACACTCTTGAATGCTAAAGGATGATTGTATTTTTCATCCTGTTTTAAAAGATACAGCAAATACTCGTTTTCCGTGTAGACGAGTTTCCAACTACTTTCCTTTATTGGTGGTCTTCCCATAGCATCATAGAAGATTTCTCCTTTCCAATATTTTTTAAACCATATTAGTTTTTTACTCCAACTACTACGCACAGGCCACCATGCATAGTGTTCTTTCCATTCTACATCTATTTCAATACTAGGAGGCATTGAGTTCTGCTGCAAGAGGAAATATCTCTGCGATGACCTTAGCACACTCCCAAGCGATCTCCATGTGTTCTTTTTGTGTTCCATTAGCACCTCGCAACTCAATATAATGCACCCAACTACGCAGTGTACCATTCATATACAATCTTGTTTTTGTAAGTCCTTCTGGCAGTACTTTACGTGCAACTTCTTTAGCAATACCGTTATTGATTGCCCAGTCATATGCTTTGCCTGCTGTAAAGCAAACATCTTGCTGAAGCTCCTCCCAACGTGAAACAAGTTCGGCATTGCCTTCTGCGCCTAAGTCTAGTTCAATGCTGTTCTGTCTATTTTTAGTATCTTGTAGTCTTGCTTCACTTGTTACAAATACTTCGCCCATATCGCCAGGCTCTGCATAACGCTGACTAAACTCTTGGAAAGCAAAACTACGGTGACGCACAATCTGATGTGCAATATCACGTGTAGTGTCAATCTCCATACACACGTTTACCATTTCCAGTGGTGACCAGTGTGCGTGTTTGATCAAATACTTTACAAGTTTTTCACTTGTTTCACTATTCATTTGATTGGCAGGATTACTTACCCTAGCACAAAATGCAACCAAATCCAACAAATCATCGTTGTTGATGCCTTCTTTTACAAATTCTTCTGTTGCTTTTGTGTAACTTACTAATCGAACGGCCATCCCGCTAATTCTCCTTTGATGTTAGATAGTCTTTGACTTAAAAAATTTATTGTTGTGTGGATATGTCCAGTGTCACTAGGCTGTAAAAGTGTTTTGTAATATTCTATTTCTTCTTCTAATACACTTACTCTTACAATATCATTTATCAAACTTTTGTTATCAGTCGCCACGTCCTGGTGCCTCACTGAAGTATTCCATTTTGCCTTCCATCCCGTGCCATTTATCTGCATCCTCTGGCACATCCTCTGGACGCATTTCAGTAATAACTGGCCATAAGTCTGCATATTTTTGATTAAATTCTACCCATTTGTCTGCTCCTTCTTTTGTATCAGGCCAAATGGCGTCAGCAGGGCATTCTGGCTCACAGACTCCGCAATCAATACATTCTTGCGGATTTATCACCAACATGTTTTCACCTTCGTAGAAACAATCTACTGGACAAACTTCAACACAATCCATGTGTTTACATTTAATGCATTGATCATTTACAATATATGTCATAGTTCGCCTTTCTCTCTCATTTTTGCTCTAATCTTTGTGGCACTAATATTGTGTATTTCTTCCCCTAAGTTGTGTTGTGTAAAAGTATATCCAACACTTCTTCCGTAACTAATATCAACAATATTAGGAACACTTATTATTTCATATTCTTCACCGCAAGTGTAACCGTGTTTAGCAAGCCCGTCTATGATATTTTTCCTTGCTACTCTATAGTTAAAAGGATTATCATTGTTCCCCATGCCTGCATCAACACCGCAAACATCTCTTATCATTATACAAACTTGACCAGTATTTGTCAAGGCTTTTTTGAATAATTCTGTATGCCCATCATGCCAAGGTTGCCACCGCCCAAGCATTTGTGCTGTTGGTTTTTTCCAATCAAACATTTTTATTTCTATCCATAAAAGTTGCAACAATTTTCATAAGTTGTTCATGTGTATCCGTAAACCATTTACTTACATGATAATCAAAATGGGCAGGAGGCACAAACATTTTATTTGTGTCTGCAAATCTACCTTCTTTAATAGTATCCATCCATACCGTAAAATCTGGATTAAACTCCATACGTGCTTGATCAGTAGGCGCAACAAAATCTGCAACTGCTACTTTGCCTGCCATTACAACACCGTCTGCTAGATAACGCATACGTGCCGCTTGACGCATACGTCCTTCTGGTGTAAAATCCCAATCAGCATAATGACTACGCACATTGTCTGCATTAATATGCACACCGCCTATAAGTTCAGCAAAAGGTTTTGCCAATGTGGTTTTACCCGATCCGGGCAAACCAAATATTAGAATTTTCATAATGCTCCTAAACGAATCAATGTAGCTGCTAAGTTAATCTCTGGATCTACAACCAATGTGTGATCTACCAATCCTTGCTTAATAATTAGCACGGCCTGGTCTTGTTGTTCGTCTGTTCCAAACAATTCAATATTGTCATACAACCAACGATAAATTTCTTCCATTTCTTCAGCACGTACCGTACCACACAACAACTTTCTTGCATCATGAATCTTACCTGCTTTAAACAGCTCAACCATGTCCAGTTTCCAGTCTGCTTCGCCACTATCGCCTTCTTGTGGGCTTACAAGTTTACCGTCAACTGAATTCATTTGTACCATATTGATACACTTGCGCAAGTCTGGATAAGTTGCTTTTACATATGTATCAAGCGTATCTAAATCTGGAGTAATACCTTCTGTGATAAGAATCTCTGCTACTCTAGCAGTAAACTCTGTTTGATCAATTTTAGCAATGTGGAAGCCTTGGCATCTGCTGTGGATCGCTGGAATAATTCTGTTTGGATAGTTACACGTTAAAATAAATCTTGCTGTATTGTGATATTCTTCCATAACACCACGCAATGCTGCCTGTGCGTTTGGCGACAAGTAATCAGCCTCATCTAGCAACACAACTTTAAAGTCACCAAATGGAATCATTTGCACAAACGCAACAATCTTGTCTCGCACATCATCTACTGAGTTTGTGCGACTTGCGTTAATCTCTAATATGTCTAATGGATTTATGTCGAGCTCGTTAAAAAGTAACTTAGCAAGAGTAGTTTTACCAATCCCAGCATTGCCACTAAAAAGCAAATGCGGAATAGTTTTATCTTTGATCCATGTCTTAACTTGTTTTCTTTGTGCGTCATCTCTAAATACATAACCGTCCACCGTTTTTGGACGATACTTCTCTACCCATAGTTCTTTCATTCTTCTTCCTGTTCCCAATATCTACAATAAAAGTGTTTGCCGCAGTTGTCAATCTCTTTCTGCGGATACCCCTCACTCAACAGCCAAGGAATAATACTCTCATCTTCACCTAAGTCTGCTGGCAACGGTTTAGGAAAGCCATATCGCCAACCGCTGGGCGGATCACACATTGTTACTTTCATCTGTTTTCCATTTCATACAATTCTATAGCGCCTTCATCTGTTAAAAAGGCAATGCCAATTTGCCAAGTAATCAAGCCTTCTTTCATTAGTTTGCAGTATTGACTATACCAGCGTTTGTGATCTCCACCATCTCTTGCTAACAATAGCAGCCTTTTCTTACGAAGTCTAGTCATTTTTTAATCCCACAAATTTTCATAATATTTGCCAAAAAGTCTAAAACCATTCGACATACGATCTTGATGTGCTTTCACACCTTCTTGATCCCACTTGTTGTAGTAGTAATCTTCCATCCAATCGTCACGACACTTTTGTTCGAACGCCCAGATCATTTCATCCATGATCCAGTCCCAACGATCAAAGTGCTTTGGATCAACATCACCGTTCTTGCCGTATGCGTCCAGTTGCTTCTTGGTAGCACGTAGTTCTTTTGGAACATCTTTCATGTCTACCATAGGAGCGCCGTGCTTTGTAGCTCTTAGCTGTACAAGCATAGGCAGGATAATAGGAGCAAGAGTATGATCCATACTCCACGTATCGTATTTGTGGATCTTTATACTTGTTCGTTGCTTAGGTGAATACCCAAACCAGTTGTATAACCAGTTGTGATAAAACCTATGATTAGGATATGATCCTATATACACTTTCATTTAATCAGTGTGCTCCACTTTTTAAGTTTGTTTTTCTTTACATCTGCACGATCATGCAATTCACGCCAATCTGTAATACCGTGTCCAACCATTAGTTCCATCATACAAAATACATCCCCTAGTTCTTCCACTAGTTTAACACGTTGTTCTTCTTCAATCAAGTCTAAAGTTTCATACTTGCGCATTATTTTACTACAACGTTGTACGAGTTCACCACACTCTTCCATTGTGATTGTCATCAACTGCTGTAGTGTGTTTATAGGACTATTCTCCATATTCTTGTTCATACCTCCAGTTACAATAAAAATCCCAGCCATATTTATAAACAGCATATGCACCAATGCCACCCAACCACATGCCATGAAATAGAGCAAGTTGAACACTAGCCCATATAAAATCTGCTGCTAAAAATGCTATAGGATAATCATACCATCTAAGCAAGTTTTACTCCAATGCTTTGTAGCATTTGTTTTGCCATATTAGTATTTTTTACTTCATCTTCTTCGCATTCTTGAATAAGTATTTCTTGTAATGTAATAGCTATTTGATATTCTTCATTACTTAAAGTTTGAAAGTAATTATACAATTCTTCAGCAGTATCTAATGCCCACATTGCATCTAGCATGTCGCATTGTGCTTGTGTTAGACCTTCGATTCGCATAACCCTAGTTCCTTGTATGCCATTTGAACACCTTTTGCTTGAAAGTATGCGTCTGCTAGTGCATTATGCAAGTCGCTTTGCATGGATTTACGTGGATCCGTTTTACAACAAGCAAACAATGTACGGCTATCACGCACTTGCCAAAATTGCCAAGGAATAGGTTTACCAAGTTGTCTTAGCATGTCTTCGATGATTGTAATGTCAAAACCGTAGCCATGTCCCCATAATACATCTACTCCTACCATCCATTTAGGCAAATGATCTAGAAACACTTGTGGATGTGTTCTACCATCTTCGCTGAACGCTTCTTCCTGCACCTTAGAATCTTGTTGTCCCCACCACGCAATAGTACTATCATTGACCTTGCGACTACTTTGTGCATCTAAATCTAACTTGAAGTAAAATTCGCTGTGTGGTTCTGCATCACTATTAGGATCAAACTTAACTCCACCAACGGTAAGAACTGCTGCACTTGGCGTAACATCTAGTGTTTCTAGATCAATCATTGCATGAATAGACATATATACTCCGTATTTTTACTAATACATATTACGGCAATATTTTCTTATTGTCAACAACTAATTTATCATCTAAAGCAATAGATGGACACAATGAGCATTGTGGAATATGATTATTTAAAGATTTAATTTGTTCAAGTAACTCAGGATGATCATATTTCAAAGGTGCATATCCATTTATTCTACTTTTAATATGCTCTTTTACAGGAAAGTTTTTTACAAATTCTTGAGCACCAACAATAGTTCCGCATTTGTATAAATTGCCTTTGTAAAAATAGTGACAATCTTTTTGCCAGCATGATTTATGAGCTTCTTCGCTATTACTATTATAAAATTCATAAAATCCTTCTTTGTATTCTTTTATTCCCCATTGCATATGCGAGTCACAATATTCAACTAAGAAACAAAGTTTACCGTTTATATAGATTGCCTCATCATACATAAAGTGAATTTTACGTTCAACATTTTTATATCTTTTTAAAATTTCGTAAAGATCATTATAATCTTCTTCTCTTTTAAAACTAATTTCAATAATTATATTTTTTTCAAACCATTTATCAAAGCTATCTGCATACTTTGATAGTACGGTACCGTTGGTAAGAACTTTAAAATTTTCTATGTCAGGAAAAATTTCTCGTAAGCCAAAAACCCATTGATTAAGGTTATTGTGTGTAAAAACTTCGCCTCCTACAATTGTAAAGTCTTTGATTATAATTTTTTTAGCCCATTCTTTAGCATAAATTAAATTTTCTTTAAAATTGTCATGTCCTTTAATATTATAGTTATTGTAACTCAAACAATGATTACATGATATATTACATGTATGAGTAATATACCATTGAGCTGTATGCACTAGAATTTTGTCATTAATAATTTTACCGTTTATCAAAAGCCCATTCTCTTTCTTTGCACCACCAGCAGTTACCACAATGTTTTGTACCAATATCTTCAAATGTTTCGCAACTGCGAGTAATATCTGCAAGTTCCATAATATCAAGATGTTCGTATATTTCGGCTATTTTTCTTTTGTTATAATTTGTAAATGGAACATATATTGGCCCTGCTTTTGTTGCACGATTTTTATTTGGTTTTCTATCTTCTAGTTTATTAAAACTATCGCCTGTATTTTGTACAAATTCATCATGTATATCTTCTGGTGGATAACAAGTATCACCAATGTAAATTGTACGGAATACTTTTAGATGTTGAATTGTTAGTTGTTGTAATTGCTCGTCTGTTTGCTCATCGACGTATTTTACGGTATGTACAATATTATTATTGTTTGTTTTTTTCATACACCAATCTATTACTTTACTTACAACTATAGCATTAGTAAAATGTTTTTTTCTATTTGCCATTGTAAGGACATGTAATGGTTGATTACTATGTTTCATTAACAAATAAAGGATTAATGAACTATCAGCCCCGCCGCTGCACAACACACCGACAGGGCCTTTTGGTAGTTCAAATTCTACGTCACAAAGAATCATTCTCTATTGCCGAGTAAACTCAGCAACATTTGGAATAGATTGATAAAGTTTAGATACAAGCTCAGTGCCATTTGAATAGCAAATTTGGCTGTTTCTTTTGCGTTCATACGTCCACTTACAAACATACTTTTAGCATGTTGTGTATCGTATGCTGTAAGACCTGTAAAAATCAACACCCCAATCACACTTACTGCAAATTCAAGAGCACTGCTTTGCAAAAAGATATTAACAATGCTTGCAATGATAATACCAATCAATCCAACTAGTAAAAAACTACCCCAACCGCTTAGGTCTTTTTTGGTAGTATAACCATACAAACTAGCACTAGCAAATGTTGCTGCTGTAATAAAGAACACTTGAGCAATACTGATTGCTGTATATACAGCAAAGATTGTGCTCATACTAATGCCCATTACTGCTGTAAACACATAGTAGAAAGTTCTTGTAGTTTCAAAACTCCAGTTTTGTCCAGCAAAACTATAGTATAGGATCATACCAAGTGGAGCAAACACTGCTACCCACATTAGTGGACCCATTGCGTACATTAATCCACTTGCATAAGTTAGATATGCAACTAAACCTGTAATTGCCAAACCAATTGCAGTGTAGTTATATAGTGCAAGCATAAAAGTTCTCAGTGCTTCGTCATAGTAAGCACCGGTCATTGTTCTAGTATTCATATCAATCTCCTATAAATTTAGCAAGTTGTGGTGGTTCCCAACCTTCTGGCTTCAATACCTTGCCATCTTCACGTTTGCGTACTTTGCCTGTAACTGGATCAATCTTGGCAAAGTTTGTATCCATTACTTCTTTCCAAGCACCTTCGCCATCGTAGCCACCGGCACGTATAGCACCCATAGTAACAACAAGAATATCGATTAGTGCATCTAGTTGTTCTACACGATCATCTGCTGCAATAGCATCTGCAAGTTCGTTGTATTCTTCTGCAATAAGGCTGAGATACATATCATAGTTTGCTTCTGATGGCTCTTGATCACACGCTGAGCCAAAGCGTTCAATATCTTCAAATGGATTTGTCATTACAACCTCTTAGTTTACAAATGATTCAGGTTTGATTTCTGCAGGACCGTCAGAATATTCTGCACCAAACTGCACATCATTTGGTTTTTCTTTACTAAATCCTAAAATACTTTCTGCTTCTACCATACGTAGTTCAGTCTCACCTTTGCCTTCATCGATTTTTACACTTCTTGTCCAACGTCCGTGTTCAACTAAAACCCAATCGCCTACTTGATAATCGTCAATGTTATCAGGGCCTTTAGAATGGACTTGACCCCAACGTGGATAAATACCTCTTGTAGTACCATCATCATCTCTAATGATTAATCCACCTTTGGTTTTTTGTTCTCCAAAATACATATTACTTACTATCACTCTGTTACCAATTGGAGATAATTTACCATTAATAATATTTGTGTTAATTGCCATTATTCACCTTTTTTTACAAAATTTCCATCTTCATCTTCCACCCATTCAGGCGTAGAAGAAGTATTTTTGCTTGTAGTTGCTGATGCTTTTTTTGGTTGTGCTTGTGCTTGTGCTTGTGGTTTTGGCGGAACAGGTTCTTCGTCAAATTCAGCAAGTTTTTGAACTTCTGCTGATGTTAATTTTGTTTCAACAGGTGCATCTACTTCTGCACTTTCGTGAACAACAGGTGCCGATCCTTTATAGTAGTCCTGCATCACTTCTTCTCTTTTACGAATAATTTTACCGCCAGGACCTAATTCGTCGCCACGAGCATTTACACGAGCATTACCGACAGCAGGTGTGAGTTCATTGCGTTTGATCAGCAAGTCTAAATCAACAACCTTACCTTTCATACTCCTATATGTCTTACGACCTTTTTGTTTCATTGCCATTGGCATCTCCTAAAATATACACATATTTAGTCACGTAAAAATTCACGCCAGTCTAAATTGTATTTTATGCTATCAATTCTGTGTACACCAATCAAATACAATACATAACTTGCTACACTAGATCCACGTCCTACACCCCATACAATATCGTTCTCACGCATAAAATCTACAAGATAGATCATATAGCGTAGTAAGTTATGCATATTACGTTCTTTAAAAGCATCTAGTTCTTCCCAAATGCGATCTTGTACGTGTTGTGGACAAGGTGTTTCTGCTTTACCTAGAACATATTCATATACGCTAATCGCTTTATATTCATCAGGCATAAACCATTCACTTTGACATACACCGTCAAAAGTCTTTTGATCTACATCTAGTGGAATATACTTCTGTAGTTTGTTAAACCCTTGTTCTTCCATTGCCGCATTAAATTTGTCTACGTCATCACTTGGATTACACAATACCACATGAACTTTATCCGATTGACCACTATAAATCATATCGATTAAATCGCGATTACTAAATCGTGGGATACCTAAATCATCAGTTCTCATAAGCATATATGTATTTTATGACACGTTTATTAAATCGTCAAGAGAATTATCACCATTTTCTTGTTGTTGTTTTAACTTAGCAGCAGTTCTTCTTGCTTCTAATTCTAATTTATATCCATCCATTAACAATATCATTTGATGTCTTACATCTGGATTATCCGTAACAAAATACATATGATTTAATTTTAGAAGTTTTTGTTCTAAAACTGCGTCAGAATATTCTGCAAGATTTTCTTGTAAAGGATGCATCATACTTGAGAATATGCACCTAAGTTTTGCAAAAACACTTTACCACCATTGTTATAAGTAAATGCTTTAATTAAAGTGCTGTCGTTGCTTGCTAGTGTTGTGGTAATTTGTGGACTACCACCAAAAGATGCATCAACTTGCATTAAACTACTTTGACTTGCACCATACTCACTTGCAAATGTTACCGTCCTTGTTGCACCACCGTCACCATAAACATGAATATACAATTCTGAATATTCGTCATTAGTAGGCCATCCGTTTATTGTTAATGTAATATTGGCTTGTGCGGTAATTGTAAAATAGTGACCAGACTGAAAACTTAATTCAGCATCGGCAGAAATACCAGAGAGTCTGTTAGTATGTGTTAATGATTGCTCTTTCGCAACATATCTATAGATTGTTTCGTTATTAAAATTGTTATCAATAACATCCCCTGATGCCAAAGGACCTTTTAAAATAGTATTTGCTTGCAAAGCATTAATTTCACCCCTTGCTTCTACAAAATTATTTTCGATAATATTAAAATTATCTCTAAATCCTTGTGAATCATTATCTTGTCCTGCAATTGGAAAATTTACATCAATTTGCTCAACACTAATATTACTGGCCATTATTATTCCTCTCTAACAAATATATTTATCACCTTAAACATTATACTTATAATTTCCAAATACAACAAATTGTTCATTTTCGTTATTAGCTGTATTACTTACAATATATCTGTCAATTTCGTATTTAATTTGATTAAACTCAAATCCATTATTGATAATATTTTCTTTTACCAACTCACCTGTTCCTGGTTTACAGAAACATAATGGCATTGCTGTAACATAATCAAGTTCTTGTCCTGTAGTGGTTTGACTACTACGCATCCAAAGAGGCAAATATTCTCTTTCATTTGCTCCTATTTCTTCTATTCGCTTTCGCATATTTCCTATGTTACTAATATAACGTAGTACATTTGCATTTTGACTTACAAGTATGCTGTTATTATCAATAGTAATTACATCATATTTTGGTCTCAGTCTATTTGTAGCTGTATCATTAGCAGCAGTTGTACCTGTTGATCTAAATACAATTATTGTACCATCTTGTGCAACAATTTCTAATTGTGCTTGTGCTGGTACCTCTACTACTCCTTCTCTTGTAGTAATAGAAATAGTTCCTTGACTAGTTGGAATACGTATAATTTCACCGTCTCTTGGCGTAATAGTATAAACATCAGCACCTTCATCTATAGCAGTAACATCATCTTTAGTTTCTAATTTTACATCATTGACTTTTAATGCTTCTCCTGTTTTAGACCTTACCGTAAAATTTGTGTTTCCTACATTTGGTTGCATAGGATCAACAATTTCAACATATACAACTTCATAGACAACATCGTTTGTACCAGGTTTTTTTGCTATGGCAGTTTTTAATTCTCCAAATCTAAACTGCTTTTTCTTATGATTTTTTGTAGCAGCAGCTACAAAGTAACTTATAGATTTAGCTTCTATTCCTGCATAGGCTAGTGTACGAAGATTTTTTTGTACCCCAAAATTTTCATCAAATGGTCTGTAAATGTATTCAGGAGTGAAAACTCTATAGTCATTTATAAATGATTCGAATGCAGTTTTTTGTGTAATATTAGGAAATGGTTGCATGAATACATTTGAATATACTTTAGAATCAACATCATTGACTACAAGAGTAAATTCACGCACACTTGCACTATAACCAAAACGATCTCTAGCCAAAACCTTAAATCTATATTTCCTGTCAATAGTTGTAGTACTACCGTCAAATGTCGTAGTACGTGAGTCAATTGTAGTCAGACCTAACCCTTGTGAATTACTATATTGGTTTGCTTTACCAACAAGTTCACCATCACGTTTTAATGTTAAACCAAATGGAAGTTTACCACCAATCAAATCATATCGTAATGAAGACCCTTCCAATGTTGTAGTTGCCTCTATTTTCAATGTACTGATTCTGTTAGCAAGTATATTACCTAAATCGTTACCAGTTATCCAGTTAATTTCACTTGATACATCTCCTAAAACATTTATTGTAAATGTTTTCTGTGTAGATACAACCTCTATATTAGTTGTGCTTATTCTTTGTACAATTAATGTTTGAGCTAAAGCACCAAAAGTAATTTGTGTATTTTTTGAAATTGATCTTGTTAAATTTGCACTCAAAGGAACTTTGTAAAAAGGATCGCTACGTGTGGTGTTTACAACACTGCTATCGTCACTGCTAATTACACTAACAAATTTATTTCTTGTTCTTGTTTTATCAGTGCTTAATATTTCAAAATTTATATATCTATCGCTAAATGTGATAATTCTGTATTCACTTGTTGTAACATCAAATGTAAGCAAATATCTTTCAAATGCTTCTCTAAATGTTTCACCCGGAACTGGTTCAATTCCAGCTAAAGTGTAGTTAAATTGTAAATCTCCGCTACTATCATCGGATTGTATTTCATATTCAACATATTCTTTCCATAATGTTGTAGTTAAATAATCATCCACTAATTTGTACGATTCTGTCGAAGAGTAATTTAATGTTTTGTTTTTATAAAAATCTAAATCTGCTTGACTTAATTCTTTAACATATAAAAATCCATCACCATTAATTGCATCTCTATAGATTTCTAATGGTTTACTTGCTTTATATGTAGGTTCTAATGGTCTTGATAGTTCTAAGACATCATAATCCTCGTTCATATCACTAACAGATTCAACATCATACATGTTATTATCAATGTTAATTGTCTGACCTAATAAACTATCTAAGTCACTTATACCATCATCTCTGGTCGTTGGTAATTTCCTAATTTTAATATTTGATTTACCAGATAATGTGTCTTCTATGATACTTGTGTTAATTTCTACTATATCATTGCTATCACTTTCTTGTCTTAGTGCTTCAATAGTAAAACGATATTCTTTTGTAACTGATGGTTGATATGGTATAATACCTGCAAGCTCACCTGTTAGTCCATCTAATTTTAAACCTGGAGGAATGACACTTGGTGTGCCGTCATCATTAAATGGCATTATACTATAACTAATTGTGCCTAAAAGTGAATTTGGATCAAACACATCTAAAAATAGTGTAACATAATTATCAGCACGTTTGAATCCTAGATTTCCAGGTGTCAACCAAATAGGTTTACGTAAGTATGTGCTGTCTGCTGTAAACAAACCAGTACCGGATTTCATAATAGTGTTATCAGCTCTTAAAAAATCATCTCCTACAACATACATTCTAAACTCACGTTTTACTGAACTTACATCATCTTCCACCGTAACTCTAAAATTATAATATCTGTTTAATTTTTTTGGAGCTCTAGTAGGAGTACTAAATCCATAAAAAGTTGTGTCATAAAAATAACTATCAAACCCATCGTCGTCTGCTATATTGCCAAAGTCTAATGGATTATTATCATATGTTCCGCTATCATACCCTGGTTCTGCATCGATGTCAAGTGCTAATATAGGATCTACAATACCGGTAATTCTACCATCTTCTGATAGACTCAAACCAGGAGGCAACTCGCCATCATCGTCACCTATGAAAAATCTTAACTTTTCTCCTGCTGCTAAATCGCTGTCTATAGCTTGCAATTGGAAATCTACAACACTACTATCTAAAACAAAATATGCTTGGTTTACTCTGTCTGGAGGTGTGTTGTCAAATATTACATTAAGAACTTCCCAGTTCTTTTCTAAAGAGTCATATATTTTTATTATAAAATCAAATGTGTTATCAAAAACTTGCACCCAAAGTTGATCGTTTATAGGATCAATTGGTGCTGTTTTACTTACGGTATAATCAACATTTTTCCAAACAGGTGAGTTGCCAGATTCGTCATAAAATCTAAATCTTAAATTAAGTCCGTTTGTAGTTTTGTTTAAATTAAACCAAAAGTCTGTTAAGTTTGCATTAGGAGTTGTAGCATCAACTTTTAATACGGTATCAGTTCCAAGAGCTCCTTTCATTTGTGTTTCGTTAACTCTATACCAACGATCATTTGTTTTATACCAAAATTGTTGTACATCGGTAACAAAAGCAAAATCTCCATTTTCTCCTGTGTCTCTACTTGGAATACCTTTGTAAATTGTGATTGTTTGTGCAGTAAAAACACTAGTGTCGCCTGTTGCAAATATTCCCCAATTGGTATTTTCTGTGTCAATCCAATACTTGTTTCTTAGAGTTGTGCTAATTGCTAGATCACCTGCAGGAGTAATCCAACGTGGTGCATCTTCGCCTTCAATTCTTACACGTAAAGTTCTATCAGCAATACCTTCATCATTGCTTGCTCTTACAACAAACTCAAATTCTGTAGTTTTTCCTACTTCAAAAGGCACTCCTTTTAAATTATAATTTTCTATTCTCAAGCCTGGAGGTATAGTACCAGCAATATGACTTATTGTAATACCTTCAGTACTATCTAAAGGTAAAGCAATATCTACATTTGTGCGTTCTTGAAAAGTTGCTAATTCTGCACCTGTTGCAACCGTCCATTGTGGTAATGCCATTTAACCCTCCTTACGGCGAAACTGCTGGTAACAAACCTAAATCAACACTTACATCTTTACCTAAGATAAATGTTCCAAAGTCAACATCAATTTCATTAATAAACCAGTCAATTAAACTTGTGCGATTTGATCCTAGCTCTCCAAAATCCCAACTAAATGCACGATCCAATTCTTCACGTAATATATCATTCAACCTAGATACATTAACCAATGCGTTATTATCAGCATTCAGATCTGCATTTAATTGAGGTGCTGTTTCTCTAACAATTTGACTATCAAAAGTGATTGTCTTTGTTGAGTTATCTACACTTACTTGTGCTCCTTGAGTACCTGTTAAATTAATTACACTTTCTACAGGAGAAGTTAATGTGTAAGTGCCGTCTGTGAATCTGTAATATGCTTGTGTGCTTGAAAAATAAAGTGTATTTCCGTCATCGCTTACACGTATTGCCATTGTTTCTGGAAATAGTGGGTCTACACTAAGTTTTCTAAAATTTAATGTTGTACCTACTTGTTCTTTGAAAACTGCTTGACCTTCGCCAACACTTGCACCTACAATATCTGTAGCATTGCTTAGACGTATATCAAGGTCTTCAAAATTAGCATTTGCTTTTATAAATGCTTCTCTTAGGTCATCGCCTGTGCCGTCATTAGCAAGAGCACCTACGTTAATAGTTTGGACTGCCATATTAATCTCCGTTTTATATATTTATCACGGAAAGTATTAATGATTACGGACCTACGGTTTCCCAACTGGTACCATTAAAGACTTTTACTTTAAAATCATTTTCGTCGTATATCATTGCACCTCTAACTGCACCTGCTGGAGTTGCATTATCAAATACAGGTAAATTTAAACCAAGTGTACCAAATTGACCTGGCATTTGTACCCACCCATTGCTTCCGCTACCGTTGTCCTGCGCATAAAAGTATATTGTAACACCATCTGAATATATATCGCCAATAGTTGGTGAAGCAGGGCCGCCAATTGCACTAGAACGTAATGTAAGTAAGCCGTTGTCAATATCTATTCGTGTACCATTAAGTAAAACATTACCACCGCTGTTTTGCACTCGTGTTACACCATTGATGATTGGAATATTACCTTCGGACGTAGCAGTTAGTGTATTACCTTGTATAGTGCCGCCAGCAGTGATAGCTCCGTTTGTTGTTGTGATATTACCATTTGTTGTTGTATAATTTCCAACATTATCTAAACTATCAACAACTACATCTTTTAATGTACTTGTTAAAACACTTGTGCCTGAAACATTAAATGCTGTTGCAACAATAGCAGTTTCTGCATCGGCTCCACGTGCAGCAACACTTGCAAGTGTGTCTGTTTCAGCAGTAAGTAAACCACTTGCATCAAAACTAATTGTAATTACTCCGTCAACGGTTTTATCTAAACTAATTCTACCAGCGGTCACAAGAACACTAGATTGTTTTAAATATTCATTTGTATTTAGATAACCAACGTTCACATAGAATGAATCAGGATTAACTCCGGGATCATTTGACAATTCTTGTAATGTAGTAGGAAGATCAGCAGGAGTAAAAGTAAATGTACCAGTTGCATCGTTATATGTAAGACTACCCGATCCTGATGGCGGATTTGATATTACTTCTAGATCTGCCAGTGCTATACCGCCAGCCGCTGGCTCAGATTGCCAACTAAATCCGTCCCATGTTAGAACTTCGCCTGGTAATGCATCAGAAACAAATACATCGCCAATATCATTTAGTTCGTTAATATTGTTTAAATCAGGTTTATTTCTTATAAATCTTACATCGTTTTGGTTTGCTATAGCCCAATCTGATTGAACTTGTGCTGCTACGGTTTCGCCGTTTACGGTTAAGGTTCCACTGCTTATATTGCCAGTAGTGATAATTGAACCAGTGCTTGAAATAGCGCCGCTTGTGATGCTTCCAGTAAAAGTGCTTGTACCAGTAACCGTAAAATTACCGCCTACACTTGCATCTCCTGAACTAGCAAGTGTACCACCACTTAATGCGCCAACTACACTCAAACTGCTTAATCCTGTAAGACCGCTATTAGCTAAATTAAGGACATCACCACTTGGTAATTCTTTAATTTTGTTACCGTCATCTGTATCTACTACTAGTGGAAATCTATTTGCCATTCTCTAAATCCTGTTCTTTTTTATATTTATCGTATATTTACAATGCTGCTATTCTTGCTTGAAAGTCAGCAAAGTCTGCGCTTGCTGCTACTTCAGAT